TATCCCCCTATTATATTTCATTGCCAGCAATGCTGCTCCTACAGCAGCCTCTTCTTCATATTTCGACAAAACAATTTCAAAATCAAAAAAATCTTTTATTATTTTCCGTAACAATGTACTCCTATGAGCAACACCACCAGACAAAATAACCTTCAAGTCTATAGGAACACCATCATTAGTCAAAATGTTAAACGCTTCAAAATATTCCTTAACAATACTTTCTAATAAAGCACTATTAGCAAAGTCACCTAATATTGCTTTCCCGCCAGAAACCCCAGAAATACAGTTTGTATAATAGCCATCAAAAAATGGTCTCGTTTCAAAGTATTCAGAATATCTTGGAGTTCTTGTTAAAAGACTAACCTGTGCTCCAGTACCAATATTTATTGATAAACTATTAGTGTTAATCTCAGAAGCGAATAGTGCGGCATGGTAATCACCAGTAGAAACATAAACAGGTACTCCTTGTTTAATACCCAGAACCGATGCGGTGGAACTACATACCCCACCAACCTTAGTACCCGATTCCACAACTTGTGGTAAAATATCTTTAGAGATTCCAGCTACTTGAATAAACTCATCAAGCCAAACATTCTCAAGTAAATTATAAACTCCTGAACCTGCTGCTTGTGTTGGATCACAAACAATCTTTGAACTGGTCAAAACAGATACCAAATAGTCAGACAGAAATGATACTTTATGCGCTACATACCCATTACTCTTCCACCAAAATAACAATGAACCTAACATACCTGAACGTATGTCAGTACCAGTAACTAAACGATTACTAGATAAACTTTCCCTAATATAATCAAGAAATGAAACCTGCTTGTCAGGGATAAACCCAGTAGTTCGTTGGTCTTGCCAACTTATAAAATTTGACAGTGGTGTTCTATACTTATCAAGCACTACGATACCATGTTGCTGACCTGCTACACCAATAGCTTCAATATTGTATTTTGACTCTTCAACAATATCTCTTACTACTCCAATAACCACATCAGTAATCTTATGAATGTCTACCTCATAAACTAAACTAGAACTAGAGCTTACGAAAGGTGGCATCTCAACTCTTTTACAACTTACCACCTTCGCCTGGTCAAGTAAAGCAACCTTACAGTAAGAAGCACCTATATCTAGACCTAAATACATTATTCACTTCCTTTGTAATGCTTGGTATAAGACTCAATTGATGCCAACAAGTTATCATTAATATGAACTTTTTCCTCAAATATTCTACCAATACCCTTAGATAGAATCACACCCAACTTTTGCCCATCATACTTCTTATCCCTTGTTAGAATTGTTGACATCTTATCACGGTCACCGAAATCAATAGTATCATATGGAATATTTTTCCTCAACAACCTGCTGACATCAAAGAAAACATCTTCTGAAAGATACCCTTTCTCTACTGATATAAAGTTTGCAATTTCCATTCCCAATGTCACCCCAACCCCATGTGGGATAAAATTGTCTGTATATGCTTCTAACGCATGACCAAAAGTATGCCCATAATTTAATATGTGACGATACCCAATATCAAACTCATCTTTTTCTACAATAACTTTCTTTATTTCTAAACTACGGAATATATACTTCTTAAGAACAGAAAAATCAGTAATCAACCCACTATAATCATTTTTAATGAGGGTAAAATCATCTTCACCAGATATTAAATGCACTTTCGCTATCTCACCGATACCTGAAATGATGTCAATCTTATCTAAGCTTTTTAAGAAATCAACATCAACAATAACCTTGTATGGGGGACAAAAAACTCCTATCTGATTCTTGAACCCACCCATGTTTACCCCACACTTGCTACCAATACAACTATCACACATAGCCAACAATGTTGTCGGAATAAAAAACCATCTCATACCTCTCATCAATATGTGTGCGGTAAGAGAAGCCACATCTTGAATAATTCCCCCTCCTATGACAACTAGAACATCATTTTTTGTTACACCATTTTTCAACAAAGTTAACATCATTTTTTGTACAGTTTTAATATCCTTGTTTTTCTCAACAGCATCAATCTTAATAAGTGATGAAGCTTTTTCAAGGAAACTCAACTTGTGTTTATACAACTCATACACTTTTAAATCAATAATAAAATGTACTTTATTTTCCCTCATCAATGTTTCCATCTCATGGGAAATATTCCCATCAAAGTCAACTATATAATCATGGAATAACGACTTAACAGTAATAGATTTACTCATGCAACACGCCCAACAAATTCTCCACTGCTTGCATTTGTTGACCCAATTTAGTTTCCTTGGTGTATGCACCGATATGTGATGTAAGAATAACATTATCTAGCTCAACAAGTGGTCCATTATATGGCATTTCCTCAAACACATCAACACAAGCACCTGCCAAATGACCTGACGCAACGGCATCGTACAACGCTTTCTCATCAACAATACCACCACGAGAGGTGTTAATTAGTAAGGATTCTCTCTTCATCATACCAATGAACTTACTATCTACCAAATGATGAACTAATTTTGTATAGGGAAAATGTAAAGATACAATATCTACTTCTTGTAATAACTCATCTAGCGAGACCAATTGTATTGTCGGGTGTTTGTTTACATTAGAATCGTAACCCAGTAATTCAGTACCAAAAGGTTTAATTAAATCAGCAACAGCACTGCCAATTCTGCCACAACCAACAATACCCAACTTTTGCTTACCCAGAAGTCTTCCCACAGGTTGTACCCATCTACCTGCACGAATAGCCGTATCTGCTTCTGCCACATGGCGCAGGAAAGTCAGAATAAGCCCAACCGTCAACTCAGCCACCGCTTGGGTGGGAGCGTCTGGTGTGTTTACTACAATTACTCCTAATTCCTTTGCTTTTATTAGATCAACATTATCAACACCAACACCGCAACGACTTATGCAACGTAATGAGGAAAGAGAATGCAAAACAGCGGAGTTAAGCGTCTCAATACCAGCAACTATGCCTATGCAATCACTACCTAACTCAATAACCTCACTAGATGTCATTACCCTTCCAAATGGGTTTCTAATAATCTCGTAATCACCCAAAAGATTTAATGGTTCACTGTTGAACGTAGTTGGTGAAACTAAAATCTTATGTTTTATCATTATCATAAATCCTGTCTACAGCAACCATTACTCTAAGAGCATCTGCGGTAGTACCAACCAATATAGGAGTATCATTCATAATAGCCCCAATAAACTCATGCACTTCAAGTTCCCACGATGGGTCAGTACTAAAAGTAGTTTCTACAGAGGAATGATGTGAAGCCATCGGAGGAGGAGTGCGATTAACTGACCAAGTTAACCTCTCTTTACCATACCTACCAGACTTGGACAACAACCCATTTACTATTATATAACCTTTACTAAGAAATATCTCCAATGAAAATAAATATCTCCACTGTGTTATAGTTGAATGTAAGGAAGCAACTTGCCCATCATTATTACGCAAAATAGCAAAAACATTGTCCTCTACATCACCTTTCCAATAACAATTAGATACAAAGGATTTCACTTCTTGAAAATCACCACATAACATCAAAAACAAGTCTAGCATGTGCATACCTTGATCCAACAATATACCACCACCTGCATAGTTTCTGTCAGCACGCCATGATGAAGTAAAATCTTTATCTACGCTCTTACCGTATCTCCCACGTAACCACAATATATTGCCAAAATCTCCAGAATCAACTAATCTCTTTGCCTCAACAATAGCAGGATGGTAACGCAAACAAAATCCAAATTTCAATTTCTTGGTTGTTTGTTTCTCTACTTCAATCATTTCTAATACATCAGTAGACGAACAACCTGGTGGTTTCTCAGCAAAAACGTGTTTTCCCGCTTGCATTCCCCTTATAACTACGTCTTTGGTAAGAAAATTAGGTAGACAAACAAAGATGGCATCTATAGACGGGTCATCAACTAGGTCTTCCCACTTATCATAATATGTGAACTTTCCAATAAGCTTCTCAGTATGGAAAATAGCCGTAACTGAGCAGTTGGGATTACTATCCAAATACTTCTTCCTAATTTGCCCCATGTAACCAAAACCAAGAATTCCTATATTAAGTATTCTGTCTGAACTCATCTGTACCTCCAAAAACTTCCTCTAAGCTTTTACGTTCAAAGATCTCTAGCTTACCACCAACAGTGCAATTAATTACCTTATCACCACGCTCTTCAAAAGCTTCCTTAGCTTGGGTATAAGCAAGAAATGGTAATGTGAGGTCAAATATCTTGTTATTAATAAAGCGATCAGGTGGTGACCCATCAAAATGAAATGGAAGAGAATAATCACTATCACAACCTATTAGATAAACCTCGCTAAATCCCATATAATAAGCAACTTGTAAGCTAATATCAAAAACAACAGTTCCACCCATACCACCACCATCAGATAAATCCTTAGAGAAGTATGGTGGTTTTTTAATTGCAACACCTATCTTCACTAAATTTTTTGGTGGTTTAATTTTTGACACCTCTTCCAAATCTCTCCTATCTCGACTATTTGATATTACCTTATCACTACGCCAAACACACATGTTTGGGTTGTTAAAACAATAATCATAAGCAGTAACAGTTAGAAACAAAGTAGTATCAAGAGACAATAGCCCTCTAACATGCGGACGTGACATGGTAAGACCGTCCGATACACCATAATAACGACAAGAAATGCCAAAATCCTTATACCCTCTGAACAACGAGTTACAACCAAACAAAATTTCATCTTTAATTAGGTCAAAATTTGTGTCAACAAGAGATGGACCTGTCCCGATGATAACACATCTTTCACCCTTGTGGATGTTTTTAAATTTTTTAATGCCTCTCATCTCTATCTTTTCCTGTATACCCAATAATCTTGGATACCATCGCCGCTTATTATCTTATCCAAATATAGTGAATCAATTATACTTGCCTGTTCCTCATAACTAGCTCCCCCAACAGGAACTCCCTTCTTACTTCGTTTATTCCTAACTCCAAATATAAATTTTACATCTTTCGTAGTTATGTTTTCTAAGTCATACTTCCTTACAGCATCCTCAATTGACCAATGGTAGCCAACTGCGTTAAACGAGTAAACTAAATCTACATCACTCAATTCTTTTATATTGTCCGTTGCCAAGTCCACCAACTCTAAATTTTCTAGGTTATTGTCAATACAAAACCTTTTCGTGACTTCTAAACTGTTGAACGGAACTGGTTCTTTGACATACCCAAGAAACTCTTTTTTCCTACCCTCTTTGTAGTATTCATTAGAATCAAAATCTGCTAAATAAAATTTAGCGGTCAAGTTAAGCATATTCTTTAAGAATATTGAGCTTCTTCCTATACCACACCCCAACTCCAATACTTTCTTTGGTGTACCAATTTCGTCTTTCAATTTTTCATACTCATCAATGCTCCCATCCAAATACTTATCAAGGTGAGGACTAATTTGCAATATTTGATAAAACCTTATTTCACCATCATTAACTCGGAAATTAAAGTCAGCAGCGTACCGTTGTCCTGCTTTCCTACCATCCTCTATTGCTTTAGCAATCACAGCCTTCGACTCTTCGGGAGCATCGTTCAAAAGCTTGTAATTTACCTGTATTACTGCATCTCTCTCGGCATCTTTCCACGATTCAGACTCATCATTGAACCACTGCTTAACAAAGACATACGTAGCCCGCACACGGTAGTAGTGAAAAGAATAACTTACTCTAGAAACAGTCTTCTGACCAACGTGTACAAAACTAATATCATCAACATATTGAGTCTTATAACCAGCATTTCTTAATCTTAAAATATAGTCTAAAAGTTCAAAATACCTTATATAATCTTCATCAAACAGACCCACCTGTTCTAGCACTTCTCTCCTGATTACATAACCACAGTCTGGGGTATCGAAGCGACAGTGCAGTGTCACCTTGCTTTCACCACCCCATCTTACTGTTCCATTTTCAAATAATACTTTAGAACCAACTAAACCTATCTCATCATCCTTTTCAAACGTCTCTATCACCCTACTAATATAGTTTTTAGAAAAGTCTAACGTATCATTGGACAAAACAAATACATAATCGGCTCCCCTTTCTAAAGCTCTCCTAATACCAACGTTGAACGTTTTGCAAAACTCAAGACATGTGGTATTTCTAATCAGCTCTACCTGCGGAAAATGCTCAGAAATCAAATCAGGACTCTTATCAGTAGAAGCATCATCAACAACAATCACTTGAAAGTTAGGATAGTCACCTTGATAAAGAGACTTAATACAATCAGACGTAAGTTTAAACCTATTCCTATTCGCTATGACCACAAAAAAATTCTTTTCCCTATTTTCTCTTACTACAACATCAGTTTTCATTACATCCTCTAATCTTTCACGTTTAAAAATTTCTAACTTACCACCAACTGTACAGTTTATTATTTCCCTCTTATCAGCCTCAAACGCTTCTTTGGCGTTTTGATAAGCGAAAAGCCGTTTAGGTTGTAATGATTCAGCCACATCAGCAATATCCGCTTGAGATGGATCATGATAAAAGTGAGTATTGGAATGGTCAGAATAATCGCAATCACAACCCAACAAATAAACTTTACTGAACCCCATGTAATACGCTACTTGGAGGCAGACATCATAGACTACTGTTCTCCCACAAGTAACTCCTTTAGTAATATCAGTAGAAAATGGTACTAATGTTGGTCGTCTTATCGCCGCAAGTACAACAGGATCATTGTTGAACTCTTTGAACTTTGGTAAGTTGTCTAAATACCACTCACGTGCTCCAACTGCCACAAATACAGTGGTAGGTAGTGGAAAAACCTGGTTGTGGTGACTTTTAATTGTACGGGGGTCAGAAAACCCCCAATAACGAGGTTTTATTTGAAACTTCTCTAATCCAATATGCAAACCATTCACACCAAAAACAATCTCATCCTTTAGCAATGCAAGATTGGTTCTATTTAGAGATGGACCCGTACCTACAATAAAACAACGCTCACCTTTATGTATATCTTTAAAATCTTCAATGTTTCTCATTTATTACATCTTCCAATTTTCTTCGCTTAAATACTTCTAACTTACCACCAACTGTACAGTTTATTATTTCCCTTCCATCTTTTTCAAAAGCTACCTTAGCTGCTCCATATGACTGAAGTGAACGAGCACTAGGTATCCCCTTACCCCGCTTATCGGGATTATCATAAAAGTGTGACTTTGGACCACTATAATCAGCATCAACACCCAAAAGATAAACCACATCAAAACCCATATAATAAGCGACCTGTAAACCAATATCATAAACAACAGTCATCCCACAAGCAACCCCTTTTGTCAGGTCAATGGAAAACTTACCATATGAACGGAGTAAAACAGGTTCTTGGTGTGACTTATACCGAGTCGGATTACTAGCGTAGATTTTGTGGGCGTTATGTGCTAAGAATATAGTTGTATCCAATTTAGAAACCTGCGTGTAATGTCCAGTCATTATTTGCGGATCAGAAATACCCCAATAACGAGGTTTTATCTTAAAACGGTCAAGTCCAACATATAAAGTATTTACACCAAAAGTAATCTCATCTTTTAGTAACCCAAAATTAGTACTATTCAAAGATGGACCAGTACCTATTACAAAGCATCGCTCACCCTTATGAATGTCCTTAAACTCTCTTACATCTCTCACATTAAACCCATTAAAACCTTTAATTCATGTTCTCTGGATGAGATTTTTATACCTTGTGAATTAAACGGTATTTCATACTGTTCCTCACCAACACCACCACCCCACTTTTTAACATAGTACTCTTTATTCTTGGGAAATCTCCTATTGTTTAACGCTTGAACACCACCCTCATAAATAGACCTACTCCAAAAATGCTCAAACATAGCAGAAGCTACTGTCCCATATTTTACATTTAATAAATTACATCTCCGAGCATAGTCATTATCTTCAAAATAAGCAGGATAAAAATTAACATCATAATACCCAACTGTATCAAACGAAGATTTTTGTCTAACAATGCAACTGTGATTCATCCCACCAGCACTATATTGCAGGGAATCATACTCTTTCTTATCAAAAGATAATTGATAAGGAAACTCTTCCAGTAGAAGATTAGCATTCTCTGCCTCAACGATTGTCTTATTTAAAATTTCATGCCCACACAATATTTCAAACCCTGACTCAAGCAATGCTTGAACCATGTGATCTATACTATTTGGATAAAACACAATATCATTAGCTGCGAATAATAAAAAAGCATCTGAACTAAAAGCATAATCCATTGCCTCGTTATAAGCATACGAGAATCCTCTATTTTCCTTGTAGGCTATATGATTAACATTGTTATCAATTAACCAAGTAACAGTGTCATCCATAGACCCATTATCAATAACTAGAACCTCATGCTGAAAAGAACATTTTATGGAGGCAAGAGCTAGTTTTGTATATTTGATATTGTTAAAAGTGGGTATTGCTATAACTACCTTTTCCATTGTTTTTTATACCACCCAACAGTAATTTCTAAAGCCTGATCAAAATCGTATTTAGGTTTCCACCCCAACTTGGCAACTTTCCAACAGTCTAAATTATATTCGTTATCTTGTCCTGGTCTATCGGTTACAAACTCTACCAGTGTCATTGGTTTGCCCAATATATTTAATATTTTATCAGTGATTTCTAAATTAGTTAACTGGTTTCCACCACCAATATTATACGCCTCACCTAAAATGCCATTTCTACCAACGAACTCTATACCCTCGCAATTATCCATCACATAAATCCAATCTCTAATATACCCACCCGTACCGTGTATCGGTATCTTATTATCACTTATAGCATTGGTAATAACAATAGGAATTAACTTTTCTAGGTGCTGATAAGGACCAAAATTATTGGAACTCCTTGTGACAACTATTGGAATATCAAAAGTTTTATGATAAGCATTACAAAAACACTCAGCCGCCACCTTACTAGCGGAATAAGCAGATGACGGGTCAAGTATATCAGCTTCTCTACTTGAACGGTCAACAGACCCGTATACTTCATCAGTACTGATATAAACAAACCTACCAACTCCAATTGTTTTGCACAAAGACAACAAATTAACCGTCCCTAGAACATTACTCCTTAAAAAGAGCTGTGGATATAGGATACTTCTATCAACATGTGATTCAGCAGCAAAATGGTAAACCACATCAAAACTATCAAAGTGTATCGGTTTTAGGTCACAAATATCTTCCTCAACAAGTCTTACATCAAGCCCATCCAAGTTTTCTATATTAGAAGCATAGGTCAGCTTATCAATAACAGTAATGTCTAAATCACTATACTTGTCACGCAAAAACTTAACAAAATTAGCACCTATGAAACCAGCACCACCAGTAACACATATTTTCATCTACAATACCTCATAAGACTCTAAAGTAAGTTTAAGTCCATCTTTGACTGTTACCTCCCAATCCCATCCAAGATTTTTAAGTTTCTGATTATCAATTACAATACTACCCACGTCAATTCTTTTGTGGTAATCTGGTGGTTCAATATACTCAATTTTGCACCCTGTTAACTCTTTTATCCACTCACCAATGTCATAAAACCACGTCTTCACTCCAGTACCAACAAAATAGCATTCACCAGCTTTCCCGTTGTCCATGACACTCCTTGCTGCTGTTACAACATCAGAAACATAAATATAATCTCTAAAAAAATTGCCATCACTGTATATGGTAACCACCTCACCCTTCAACCCTCTATATAGCAAATAATTAAGAGCAGCTTTCTTTTTGCTGTCATGCTGTTCCCTAATACCAAACGTGTTGGTTAACCTAATAGTTACCGCATCTAAACCATAAACCCTATTGTATATCTTACAATAGTTCTCACTAGCCAACCTATTAGCCGCATAAATATTCTGCGGATTGCAAGGAGTATTTTCATTTATAGGAAGGGTATCAGGTTTACCAATAACCCAAAAAGTACTGCCTAAAACTAGACGACATGGGTCGGGTAACCACCTCATAGCTTCTAATATGGTTAAAGTAGACTTACAGTTTACATCAACGTCATAAAGCGGATAATCAAAAGATTCGTAGGAAGTAAGTTGTCCCGCAAAGTGAAAAATAATAGACGGTTTATATGTTAATATTACCTTGGTCAACCATTTATCATCAGTAACATCTCCGTATTCAACAATCACATCATTAACAATATTGCTAATGTTGCCCAATTTTTTGTCACTTCTTGTCACCAATACAACTTGGTGATTATCCTTTACCAAATTCTCAGCTAAATTACTACCTAGAAAACCTAGCCCGCCCGTTATCAATATCATTTAACACGTCTCCAATATACTGTACATCATTCTTGCTCAACCCAGGATAAACACCAACAAAGAAAGAGTCATGGAATAACTTATCCGACCACCAAGTATTTCCTACCACTCTACACTGTATATCCTTATACGCTGGTTGTTTCAAAACATTACCAGCAAATATTGGTCTAGTCTGTATCTCATGTTCCTCTAAATACTCTACTACTTGATCTCTCCTGAACGGTGCTCCATCAGCAATCCATATAGGAAACACAAACCAAGATGGTTCTCCATTGGTAACAGGGAAACGTAACCACTTGGTGTGACTAAGACACTCCAATAGCGTACTATAATTTTCGTTTCTTTTCTTAATAAATTCACTAAGTTTGTGCATTTGAGCAATACCCATAGCAGCTTGAATCTCCGTCATTTTAAGGTTGTAGCCTATACAACCATAAGCATATCGTTTATCATATGGTACACCGTCTATGGCAAAATTTCTCCTCTCGGCACAAATATAATCCTGTTTAGTCATCTCTAAACAAGGATCACAGTTACACATTCTGCCCCAATCACGATAACTTCTAACTTTCTTGGCTAAATCATCATCATTAGTGACTACCATTCCACCTTCACCAGTAGTCATATGATGGGCAGGATAAAAACTAAAGGTTGCTAAATCACCAAATGACGACACGTACTTATTATTATACTTTGCTCCTATAGCATCACAACAATCCTCTATTAACCTCAAGTTATACTTAGAACAAATATTCATAATATCATCCATATAACAAGGATTGCCCATAGTGTGGGGAATCATTATAAGTCGTGTCTTCTCGGAGACTGCTTGCTCCAGAAGTTTAGTATTTATATTAAAAGTATCATCAACATCCACAAAAACTGGAATAAGACCACACTGTATTATTGGATTGAGTGTTGTTGGAAACGTACAAAGTGGTGTTATAACCTCACTTCCTTTGTCCAACTCTAAAGCACTAACAGCTAGTAAATTAGCAGACGAACCAGAGTTACAAGCTAGCGCATACTTCACACTAAAAAGTTTGGCAAACTCGTCTTGGAACTCCTTAGTGTACTTACCACCAGTCCACCAACCATCTAGGATTGCTGAAAACATCTTCAGCACTTCTTCTTTATCATACACAGCACCAGAATATCTTTTTAGAGCCATTATTTACTTTCCCGTATATCATTAAGAGCATTACAAAAACCGTACTTCCTTCTATACACAATAGAACTGGGTAATTTATCCTTAGCAATACTAATTATTATCTTCTTCCTATTATCAATGTCAACCTTTTCACTAGTAGGTATCATTACTAATAACCGCAATAACCTATCATCCAAATACGGTAAATATACTAAAACACCACCAGAGTTTCTGTTTAACGGTTCTAGTTGAATGGAAAAAAGCTCTCTAATGCACTTATAGTACGTTTCATCAGTTTTGTCCTGTTGGTGCTTATAATAACCACACATAAATTCATCAATACCATCACCAGTTACGATAGACTCCTCAAAACTACCAACGAACTTGTAAAATTCTCTCACAGCTTCGTCACCATCCAAATCACATCCCACTGTTTCCACCTTTGATTTCGGTATATGTACAACATGCTTAACATTATCAAATTGCTTACATATCTTCCTGGCATAAATAACATCAGGATGATTTTCTGAATAACCAATAGTATAAGCTCTAACTTGTGTGTTATGCTTGCTCATATAATAAAGCAATAAAGCAGAATCAACACCACCAGAAAGCGACAAGGCGCAACACGGTACGTCCTTGGTTACCTGCTCAATGGTATCCTCTACTTGAGATACACCAACAATTGCACCGATTGTACTCCAATTATCAGGATAAATTATCACTTACCACTCCTTTGACTTTTCCTTTTTAGTCATACCACTGTGCATTTGCTTTGGTTTAATATCAGCGTCAGTAGCTTCTTCATCACTCCATACCACCTCCTGCTCTGGTTCTAAACCAGAGATTACATGGTATCTACCTTCTTCAGCCTTCTTACCATTCATATATACCATACCATCCTTTATTACAAGATGTGATTGAACATACATATTGGCTATATGGTCATAAAGTAAACAATGATGTAGTATCTCTTTTCCTTTTTCATCAACCTCAACATGATGAATAAGATATGCAAAATCTTCCAATGGTTTGTAATGCTCTGCAATTTGCTCTGGTGATAGTGATGCTAAAGCCGCACTGATGTCAAGTTCTGCCTCTTTCTCTTTCTTATCAGTAGGATTGTTTACATTTTGGTTAGGGTTGCCAATCTTAGGAGAAGAGAACGGTAATTGTGGAGCATCAGGAACTCCCTTAGCCTTCATTTCTTTCTCTTCTTGAACCTTTCTCTCAATTTCAGTCTCAAAATCAAGACCAACTTGCTCTTGTCTTGATGTTCTTGAGATATTACCTTCTTTGTACAATGATTCACCAATATCATTAAGGTCAGTTAACTTGTAAAGTCTCATTGGTGTAAATTGTGGTGAAGGATAATTTTTAATGTGGTCATTTTTGTCCCTAATTTCCTTATACAACCCTTTAGTCCACTCAAGTAACCTATCTCTTATGGTTTCCATAGTAGCAATAGGAGAGAATGCCGCAAAATCAGAACCACCTTGAACATTAGACCTTAGAGTTTCACCAGTAATCAATGTTCTAGGAAACCCAAAAGCAGCAATTATATCATCCTCAACGGCACGATACTTCTCAGTGTTTAGCATAGCTTCTGTGTTAGGATATACCCACTCAATCTCAAGAGTGTGATTTGCAAACAATTGATACACTCGTTCTTGATAACCTGTAGAAGTCCTATAATTCATTTGATTCTTTATATGGTCAAAATCAGACTCATCAGTACATGGAAATTCATCATTACCCAACTTAATCATTTGAATAGCTGATACCACTCTGGCAGCAATAGCATAATCCATTTTCCTCAAGTTTCTCTTATGAACCAATGACTCAATAGCATTCTCCATATATGGTACTGGATAATTATCTTCTGGAAGAGTCTTGGCAAGAATTGGTCTAATGTCTTCCAATTTAATCTGCATTTTAGTACCCTTCATTTTCTGAATAGCAGCCACAAATGCGGGGTAATTCTTTACCATCTCCTCATACATTTCCTTATCAACTGTACCATCAGGATACTTACCCTTATTCTTGACAAAAGATATAGTTCTCGCATCAACATCAACATAATAATATTTCTTATTTGGTATGACAGAATTCTTAACGGTAAGCGTTGCAGGGTCTCTAAACCAAATATTATCAGGAACATTTACTCTACGTCTAGAATTTAATTTCTGAGAAAGATCACTACCCTTGACCCTGACCCACTCATAATGTGGAACAACTAAACCAGATAACAGATACTCTAGGCACACGTTCCTAAAGAACTCTTGGAGCATCTCGGTCAAAGCATTATATACCTCATACTCTTCATCGCTACACTCTGATTTTCTATTTGATAGTGGGGTAATGGCACAATCAACCATCTTATTCAAAACAGTACCAGCAATTGGGTCACGTTTGTAGAAGAACCTACAAGTCTTTATCAACTTGTGATACTCCTTCGGCAACTCCATTCTATCCACCTCTTCAGTGAATCTCAAACCAGTCTGTGACGGGTCTGTTAGAACATTAACCGATGCCTTGACCAGCTTACCTGGTTTTAACTTTCCAGTACTAACATTTTTTCTCATTATAAATCTCCACTACCGAACATTCCATCCACCACGAGCTAAATCACTATATTTACCTTTAGCATTTGGTTTTTCTGGGGAATAGTATCTGTAATAATACCCATATACCCACGTCAAAAGAGAAGCTAGTAAATGGTCTTCACCCCTCTGACCACCTTGCGGTGAATAGACAAAGAACTTTGGCTGACCAAGCATGTCTCTGGTAAAACCAACCCTCTCTAGCTCAGTAATCATATCATCATCCTGGGTAGTAAACGCAATTATTTGGTCATTCTGACTCCACGTTTGTAATGTTTGAATTGTAAACTTTCTAACCCTATCCTTTACCTCTTTATCATCTTCATCATAGCCAACAACAACACTAGCTTGAAAGTCAACAGGAATCAATCTCTTTTCAAAATTCTTGGCTTTAAATTCCCCGCTATCATCCTGTAATATTTGACACAACGCCAAACCAGAATGTCCAGCATCAACGGTTATCATATTAAACCTATAAATAGTATCTAACCAATCAATTATCTTAGCCTGTATAGGGTACTTTATTCTCCTTAACTCTATGCGAGCAAATATTCTCCACACTAAAGTTACTTTTTCTCTCCATAAAATAGTGATAACAGTTGGGTCATTAGAGAAACCAGCATCTATTCCAGCCACTATTAGGTCATGCTTACTCTTAATATCAGAAGGAAGGTCTGGTAATCTTAGAAGCTCATTAAACTGACCATTGTGCTGGTCTAAAGATATATTATTTAACACAAACACCGCAACAGGATAATCCTCTATTCTCATTAACTTTCTATCAAACACAGAAAAAGCTGGTGAACCGTGTTCTCCAAGAACTAAATGAATATAATCATCACCATTCTCACCACCATACTGTTTAAGGTCTGTTTCATGCTGTTGCTTTGTGTATCTAATACTACTTATCCTTGAGATATTATGACGTGAAAATTTTTGGTCTACTTGGTCACACTCATAAAGAACATTTTTCTCACGTAAACCATTTGGTACACCACTGACCCACAAATTAAAACCATCGTCCCATGTCGTTAGGCACTGCATAAGACTATTCCATGCTGTATAATTAAAAACCTGACCCTCATCAACATATATACATGGGACATGTAACCCGATAACATTGCTGTCTGCTGTAGAACCAACAATTCTACACCTTATTAAACAACCATTTAACAATCTTATTTCGTGACTTGACATGTTGACACTTAACCTATCAATAAAGTAGGTCAACAGAGGATGCCTCCTAAAAAAGTTAATAAGACGCAAAAATACGGGTTCTAACTGTGACTTATTCTGAACCACTAATAATATCTCATTAGCACTTGCTCTCTTATATTTATTTGAGACCGCATCGTGAATAATCTTTGTCTCCATACTAGCCGTCTTACCAGTGGTTCTACCAGTAGCTATACTGATATAATTTGAACTATCAATTAACATTTTTCTTTGATAGTTATCATAATGCCAACCATAACCGCCATTATCAACATCATCCTCAACGCTCCTAATAAACTCGCTGAACATAACTGGGTCTTCAACTATTTCCAATACAGCAAGGTCACCTTCGCTAAGTGTTACCTTTTCCTTCATTCCTGCACCGCCAGCTCAAATTCTTCGTTTGAAACCTCAGTTATCTCACCACACTTCCAACACTCGTGACGAACTGTAAATTTATAAGGTTCAATTGGTTTAATATCACTTTCCAATGACCCCTTCTCACCCTTATCCGTGACATAAAACATATACTTACCTAAAACCTGTCCACACTTAGAGCACACCAATTTCTTTAATCTGCTACTTATAAACTTCTTACCAAGTTCTTGAAGTCTTTCAACATATTGTAATGGAGACTCATCACTATCACTTTGTCTCTTTTTCCTGCTAATACCAAGTTCTTGCTGAAGTGTCACCCAATTCTGATTAGCATCACGTAACGCACTCTGAAGCTCTCTAATTTTCTTAGAATCCTCAAGAGGATCTTTTATCTTGCTGAGAGCCTCTTGAATTTGCTCAACATTAACTTCCAGTTGGCACATATGAGTTAGAGCTGCCATATCATTAGCTTGGTTCAACTCATCAAGTTCATACTCCTCTAGATACTTCTCAATTTTCTCTTGAACTTCTTGTCCTTTTCTTTTCCTGCCCATACTGAAAGCCTTCCTTGCGAATAAGATTTCCCCCAGTGTCAATATCCCACTTGTTACCCAAGTAAACTAACACAGAATCTCTTTTTTCCCTTCTTCGTCTCTTTGACTCTTCACTAACAATAAACTTTGTCCATTCTTCTTTAGCACGAATAGCATCTACAAATTTGCTGTAGCAACTAAAACAAAAATAACGATTGGGATGATAAACTCTAGTTTCACATATAGCACACCTAAAAGTCATATTTACACCAACTTAACCGCTGGATCAGGAATAGAACAAACACCATCATCACACTCTACACACAATGTTTCTAAAACCTGTTTTGCCCTACTTTGATTACGAAACACCGTAAGTCCTTTGAGCTTCGTGTCATACGCAAGCTTAATAACTCGTTCAACGTCCTCAACTGTGGCATCATACGATAGATTTACAGTTTTTGATATTGAGTTATTAACATGACGTTGAAAAGCAGATTGCATTTTAACATGCCACTCAGGTGAAACCTCCAATGCGGTCCTAAAAATTTTCTGCCATTTTTCTGGTACTTCTGAAAGTCCTGTTACCTTACCACCATTTCTGATAATCTTGTTAATTATTGACGGTGAGTACCAACCCTCTTGTTTAGCAACCCTCTCAAAAACAGGATTCACCTCAAAAAATGTAGTATCCTCCAAGATATTAGTCTTTTGATAAACCACTGCAAAAATAGGTTCAATACCACTAGATGTTTCTGCTATGATACTTATACTACCTGTGGGAGCTATGGTGGTAATGGAGGCATTTCTTTGTGGTTGGTTTATAACAGACTCATCAATACTTAAAAAACTACCACGATCTTCAGCCAAGTGAGCTGAAGCTTTTCTCGCTTCCACGTTTATGAACTCCATCACTTCTTCAGCTACCACCTCAGCCTCATCAGAATCATATGGAATACCAAGCATAAACAACAAATTAGCAAACCCCATGACACCCAACCCTATTTTCCTGTTTGACAGTACTTTATTACGTATTGCCTCTAGTGGATAACTAGACGCAGTAATAACATCATCAAGAAACCTAACAGAATGATGAACAACCTTTCTTAAAGAGTTATATACAATCTGCCCATCTTCAACAAACTTTACTAAATTTATTGACCCCAGAACACAAGCCTCATAAGGTAATAAATCCTGCTCACCACATAAGTTCTTTATCAAGTGTCCTTGTTTTGGTGTAGGATTATCCTCTTCTATTCTGTCCCAAAAAACAAAACCAGGCTCACCATTTCGCCAAGCAGATTCAGCAATAAAGCGAAATAGATGCCTAGAATTAACACTTTGAACAACTTTTCCATCAGTGGGGTTAACCAAAGAAAAATCGCTACCAGTATTCACACAACGCATAAACTCATCAGTGATAGCAACTGAAATATTAAAATTATTTAATCTCGTTTCATCATTTTTACACTTAATAAAATCAATTATATCTGGATGATTAACCAACAATAATCCCAAATTACCACCACGCCTGATACCACCTTGCTTAATAACATCACTTATTGTATCATAAATTCTCATAAAATCAATAGGTCCACTAGCTACACCCTCAGTAGTGTTAACCCTATCACCACAAGGTCTTAGCTTGGACAAATTAAGACCAACACCACCACCAGTCTTTTGAACCATACCACAATCCTTAGCTGTTTGTAATATGTCTTCCATAGAATCACCAACTTCAAACGCATAACAAGCAAACAAATAATTTAAATTGACGTTACCAGCATTAGCTAAACATGGTGTGTTTGGTAGAAATATCTGATTAGCCATTAAATTATAAAATATCTTGCCCCAGTAATCAGAACTACCACCAAATGACTTCTCCACAGACGCTACGTTATTAGCCACCCTATGAAACATTTGTGATGGTGTTTCTTTTTTTCCGTCAAAACTTTTTAAGTATCTTCTATCCAACAAAGCTAAAGCATTGACACCCAATTTGAGAGCATCTTCTTCGATACCGATAGCCTCTCTAAAACCACGAACCTCTGCTCTTTTCGCCCTGTATAATATATAAGTCTTAGCTAGTTTAACATTGCCTAGCTGGATGAGAGCATCTTCAACCTTATCTTGAATTTCTTCTACTGATAACTCACCATTACCATTCAAGTTATCAGTAACAACAGTAGCAATGCTTAACGCAACTTCATCATCAATCTTACCAATAGACTCCATAGCCTTAGTAACCGCAAGAACTATCTTATCAGAATTATACTTAGTAATCCTGCCATCACGCTTAATGACTCGTTTAGGAAAATTTGTGTCTATAACATCCAATTGGGCATCCTCCAATATAAGACATAAACGTATCGTACCCATCAGCATTTACTCTTATTCTATTATTTTCTTGTCTATGTGAAGGAATACCAATCAATGAAAACCTATATACAAGACTTTCAACCTCTTCCTTCTTAAATGAATCTGTAGCAATAACTATATTATGACATCTTCTATCTTTGTAACCATCACTAAGATACCACAGCATCAATACTACAGGTGTTATTAATAGATCTAGCGGGACAATTTTAATACCATTTTTATACCATCTATCATATTGTTTCTGTAACTCCACCGTAAAAATGGAGTTTAACGAATAAGAATGATACATCTTCTTTGTACGTTTGTCAAACCTATCATAATCATATTTAGTAGCCAAATAACCGCTATTACTTAAAACACTAGAAACATAATCTATAAATTCTTTCTCGCTACTATCTTGATGGTAAACAGCTTGATTACCTCTAGGAGACGATAAATTGCCGTCACCCAACAATAACCCATCCAACACACACAACAAACTACTATTTATAGAAACACTTCTATGTCTACGAATAATTTGAGCCTCAGATAATGTTCTAATACCAATACCACACTTACGCAACCTATTAGTAACGGTATTTGAGCAACAACCAATGATACCAGCAACGTCCAATAAACTTTTACCAGAAGTATAGTAACCTACTAAAGCATCATAATCAACTGCTACTCTCATTAGTTGTGGGTTGCTCCTTCAATATAGTAACCAATAATAATGACAGCCAACCCAATACCAGTTTTTTCTACGCTAATGCCAGTATTAGTTGCACACTTTATCGGTGCGGCAAACGTGTGGTCAATTTTACTAGCTGATGGTGTTATAAAATCACCACCAACTTCTTTTAACTGTAATGTTGTGTTTGCTCCACATTCTATAAACAAATCAGTAACCCAAATTCTCTTACCATCACCTGGGGCTTCAATGTCAATATCAGTTAATATGTGTATTAGGGGGGTTGAACCCCATCCAAATCTATTCATTATTTTTACCTCGTATCATTATATCTCCTGTATCTCCAACCAGATTTGAACAGACTTGCCTGCGACTTCACAACCAGCACTTGCGGATATTCTAGTACCAGCATTAAATATGAAATCTGTTCCCTCTGAAGCTCCTTGAGCTTTATTCTTCTTAACTTCAATTAAAGCCATATCAAAGTATGGTGCTCCAGCGTTAGCTGAAAATCGTATCATAAACTTCTTCTCTTCTGATGGTTCAAACCTATACCCTAAAATCTTGAATGGTTTGGCTGTACCAGCAGCACGTAACTCTGTATCAGAACCATAAGCATCCTCCCCTGCTGATACTACTACACCAGTATAATCTGGTATTGTTACTGGTTCAACGGTAACAGGAAACTGACCATGTATACCCATCCAAACATGATTCCTTGTAACATCATCTACATTTAAAGCACAATCATGAAAAGTTATATTTGTAAAGTGCTGAACATCACCAGAATCAATATCAAGACCAACAGCACAATCACCAAGATCTATATCAATAAGATAGTTACTATCGCTTGAATTTACAAACTGAGCACCTGTCAAACACTGATGCGCCCTTATATGTGAAACTTCTGAACGTACACAATTATCAAATAGCATAGCAATCATATGAGTTCCACCAGCACCAAGAAAGTGAATATCTGATAACTTACCATGCTTAATTGGAGAAGCACCATCCATGTGCAAAGCAGTTCTAGTTATTGCCCCAGTCAAATTTTCACCGACAAACTGCAAGTGCCCTGCTCTAAATGCTCCCTTGGTAAAAATAACACCATTGTTAGACTCTCCAAGATTAAAGTTAAGGTCATTAAGACTGGCATACCCAGTTAGTTTCATTATTGAAGTTGCCCCAACATTATCGTTCATAATCTTAACCCACGTTCTGTGTGACCCCTTAAGAATTACATTAGCTGACCAAGTTGGATCACCTGCGGTGTTGATGTCATAATGAACATTACCAGTTTTGGGGGCTATTAATATTAAAGTTAACGCATTAACATCTGTACTAGCAGCATTTAACGCTGTCTGAATTTCATTATATGCGGTTGACCATGTTTCACCATCACTGTTATCCCCATTAGGTGATACTCGTAATGTAGCTGTTACTGCCCTACCGCTTGTGAAATTACCTGCATCAGACACGAGTGCAGCATTATCTGTTCCACGCATAACTGTTGGTAACACATCAATTAAAGCTTTTAAAGCTCCCAAACCATCTGTGCCATTGGCAAGGTCATCTATAATCGCTTGAACACGAGTAATAGTATCATTACCTACTCCCTTATCTCCAAGGTCATCACTTACGTTATCTACCTTGCCTTGTAAGCCTGTATCATCATATGTATTACGTAACATTATACACCCTCACTCTATAAACAAATCAGTAACCCAAATTCTCTTACCATCACCTGGGGCTTCAATGTCAGTATCTCCTTTGTAATATCTTTAGACTGTCTGATAATATACTCCTACAAGACAAGTCGCTTCATTACCAGCAGAATGTCTTAACCTAGCTCTCACTCTTGAATTCGCAGGGATTATCTCAGTTTTTAATGGTCTCCACAGTGACGCTTGAAATGGATTAGTCTTGGTGAATCCAAAACTAGTACATGGTGTATCCTCAGCCCCATAATAGAATTCTATATAATAATTCCCATTATCATCAGGATTTGCAACAGCCCCCGCTACAATAACGAATCCTTCGGCTATTTCATCAGCAGCAATTATATTGGAACTATATACTCCCCATTCTAAGGCGACATTATCAGATGTCAATTCAACTGGAGGAATGGGAGTCGCTAATTTTACAGTAGAAAAAGAATAGTTCCAGATTTGGTTTAATTTGGTTTCAATAACCTCACCTAAAGCTTGTAAATCTGCACCATCAAATGGATTGTTCAACATTATACACCCTCCGTTACAAGTAAGGTCTTGCCACCAGCTACACTAATGCAGTTAATAGCTCCAGCATACAAATTGCCCAACTTCTTACTCATTTCATAACTACCATTAGGTCTTATCACAAAACCTTCACCAGCTACCGCATTAGCCCCAAATTTAATACTAATATCGGCATCGCTATAGTTCTGTAGTAAAGCATAAATCCTATTAGCGTTAACAGCTAAAGCTGTAGTTGTTGTATTTGCCGCTGTAATTTTTGTGTGAGCAGGTGTTGTGTAAGTATCATCACCAATCTTAGCAATGTCTAATGAAATATCTCTACCAGTAAGTGCAGTACCACCCCATTTAAGGATGTCAATTGAACCTATGGTAAGTCTAACAGCATATGGGTTACCACTAGCAACTAACTTACCTGCTGGTAAAGCAGCAAAAGTTATTGTATTGGCAGTGTTGCTTGCTATTGTGCTTAGGTAGTAAACATTATCAGCTACACTGTACACCTCCAGAATAGCACCTTGCCACATGTTCACTTCCCAATTCTTAAGTGTGTCAACCAATGTTGTCTGCGTACCACCCGTAGCAGTACCAGTATCAGAAGAAAACTCAGTAACCCTAGACAGTAACTCTTGCAATTGCGTTACAGTAACCTCTGGCAACATGCAAGATACAATTGTATCACCATCTTCTGTGACATACATTATTTGGTACTCATCATCACCAACCTTGCCAATGTTGAGCACTACTTTACCATTATCATTAAAGGACAATGCTTTAATTAATTCTCTTAACTCTACTAAGTTATATGTTGCCATTTTTTATTACCTCGTATCGTACACACCACCACCATTCCAATATTTCTTCCAGTGTAGCAACACCTTCACCGCACTATCAAAGTCTGGTACAATTCTGGTTGCATAATGCTCCATCCATCCACCAATATGATTCTTCGCTATTACTAACGTTGGTGTTTTAGAAATCCAGGTAGCATAATAGAATTCTCCAGCAGTCCCCCAACTAGCGTCATCACCAGTCATAATCAATACAGCATCAACCTTGTTCACATCACTTATGTCCCTCTGGATAACTTCTTGTATGGACAAACCATCTTTAAAAGCGTTTGCTGTAATTTTTAACTCATTCTTTAAATGTTGCTTACCCCTCAACGGAGTCCGACATTTTATACCGACACTATTTAACTTTTTAGTAATCTCGTCTCTTTCAGATACAGCATCATCATAACTAAGATTAGCTATTCTTCCAGCTAAATAAACCTCATAATCCTTTACCATAATCTCCTCACCTTATAACTCGTGGATTATTTTCCTGTTGAACTAAAACCACCAGAACCACGTTCCGTATCTGACAATTTAGATACAACATCAAACGCCACAGACTCTCCTTTTATTAGCTCTCCCTGAGCTATCCTATTACCAACCTGAAATATTTCTTGCTTCTTCATAAACAGACCATAGAGCATCACAATAATTTCCCCCCTATAATCTGAATCTATAATACCAGGTGCGTTGGGAATTATAATACCCCTAGCTGCCATACCACTCCTATTGTATAACTTTACATGCCAACCTTTCGGTATTTCAAAAATAAGACCAGTTCTAACTTTGCGAAAATAACCATTACCCAAGACAAAATTCTCACAGGCGTACAGGTCAAAACAGGCTGAACCTTCGGTGGCTATCTTTGGAACTATTGCTTTTTGGTGTATTTTTTTAGTTTTTATTATCATCATTAACTATATCAATCAACCCCATTTCTTTAGCTTCGTGACTATCATAAAATTGAGGAGTGTTATCTTTCAAGATAGCAAACCAGTAACCAGACTCAGTATACTCAGTATCATAAGAAGTGCAACGATTGGAGATAAGTTGAGCTATCTCACGTTGCCAAGAAGTAAGCAACTTCTGCTCCGCTTCAACATTTCTCATATCACCAATAAAACCTGTGGTTATACCATGAGCCATCAAAGTACATAAACTACCCATTCTTCTTTCATCGCAACATTGTAAAATAAAAAATGCCATTGACATTGCCTGCCCATAAACATCACCTATAATCTTTATTCCTCTACTCTGCGCTTCTCTAATTGCCCTAATGATGGCAACACCACTAAAAACATTACCACCAGGTGAAGAAATAATTATAGTTATTGGTTCATTAGAGTCATCTAACAACAGCATTTTAATGTCTTCAACAAACTCATGAGCTGCTCCAATATCTATTTCCCCAGACAACAATATCACCCTGCTTAGTCTAAGATTTCTTCTCTCAAACTCCGAATCAATTGTAATTCCTAGACATGATTCATGTTCCATCATCCAACCACTCCGTTTTCTTTAAAATACCCTTAGCTGTGCTAATATCACTATTACTGCTCATTTGAGGTAACACAGCCTTTAAAACTCTCCTAATAAGTTCTTGTTCATAATAAGAAAAACCAGGAGACACCAATTCAGCAGTTTTGTCCCTCAACTGCATAACTTCTCTTTTCAACTTGTCTATTTCCATTATACCACACTAACTGTTAATTGTCAAGCCTGTGCATTATGACAACGAGCACAAGTTTCCCAAATACTATCAAGTTCTCTACCAGAAACCTCTGTTGCTTTAATAGCATAGTTTGCATTATGGTCTGTAGCATAATTTCTACTAAGTGGGTTTGCCACGTCACGAACGTGCAAACAACACCACATGCAAATTTGCGCTCCACCAAATACTGGACACGTAAATACAATACTCTCATATCTAGGGTCTCGCATGTTTGCGTGCTCTTCTTTTAAATGTTTCTTCAAATAACAAGCCATTATCCTCTCCCCTTCATAAAGTTATGAATATCAATTTCTGTGTTTACCAAAGTATCAATAAACCCGAACAAAGTAAATACAATCTCATTAGCAAGTACCCTGTTAAATTTCCTATCATCCGTCTCGTCCAATTGTACAAAACCGTCAATAATATTGGTAATTTCTCTACGATGCTTTCTCAAAGCTTTGATTATTTTCTGTTTGTCCTCCACTGTCCACTCCTAAATTATTTTTCGTTTCGGATCAAGGATCAGATCTATTAAGATCTATTGATCAGATCTAAGATCGATCCTATTAAGATCACTTTTTTCAATGGTTAAAATTATGTCAGGATTGAGTGTAAATTATTTTGAGGAATGTCACAAACTTTTAAAACATGTTTTTTGTCGGCAATTTTACCCATTTCGTCTTTTAGTTTGCGAACGTTGTCATCAGTATAAAGTATAAACTTACCACGCCGTTTCCCTTTATCTAAGTTCATAGGTATATCTAGATGCTCACCACGAAATTTGTGTCTTTTATTTTTTACTTCTCTCCAATACTTACCATTTTCTGTGTTAACATAAGCATGGATATTAAACTTAATTCCACGATAATAGATTACATAATCAACACCGTTTATATCTAATTTCTCATCGTATATAACTTTCTTAAAATGTTTTTTAAACAAGTACCCAAGATGATATTCTCTTACATAGGATAAATAAGCTCTTTTTAATCTTGATACAATTCCTTTATAATTTACATCAGGATACTTAACTTTGAAAGTATTAATAAATTCTTCTTGCGTAGGTGGAATTTCATTTTGTATTAATTCTCTAAACGTGGAGAGCATAAAGGGTAGAGATTTGTTCTCCACCTCCTCTCCCCGATATTTTGGTTTGGTTATCTTGTAACCTGAAATAATTTTCTCTAGTTCTTCTATATTCATAATTATCTCCAGGCAAACTACTATACTCATAAACAGATGAAAAAATGCTTATGAACGATTTATTAGGGTCGCCTTCATCATCTTCTGGAAAACCATTAGTTACTTCTTCTCTAATATCACAATCTCTACATTTCCAAACAGTTCTATTAGAAGCTACATGAGTGTATAAATAAACCATAGGTCTTCCACAACCAGAACACTTGGGTGCGTTGCTGTAAACATGGTATGGTTTGTTCATTGGTCCCCCGACCTGTTCTCCCACTAATTTAGCGGAATAATCCGCTTTATATGTGGTATTTTTAGTAAGTGGTATTTTTATTTTAAATGTCCCTGCCTCTTCGCCTTATCCCTTTGATACTCCTTTAAATAGTTGTAACTTAATATAATCTCTCCACGTGTAGTGAAGCATAAAAATTTAAGGTAGCACGAATCACACCCCATGCTACAGTTTTGTGTATAACCTGGTGCCAACCCAACCCTTCTTGGAAGAGTTCCCCTTGGTAAAATTTTCTGGGTGGATACTTCTAGTGATTGAACTTCCATCTCTCAACCTCCAACACTTGTTTCTTAATTCTTTCACTCTTTCATCTATAACATCTGTTGGAAATATTGCCGTTATTGACCCTGAGCGAGACGTGAAGCACTGAAATCTTAACATACAATCAGCACAACTATTTGAATCACACCAGAATGAATAATGATAATTACCTAAACCATCTCTAACTATTATATGTCTTGAACTCATTTTATTATATTGAACTCATTTTATTATATTGAACTCATTTTTTTATAATTTTTTTATATAATAATGTGGAGGCGGGGGAGGGTCGAACTCCCCGTCCAGAATAACCTTTAGCACATTTTCTACAGGTATATTAGTTTATTTCTTAGCAACGTTTATCAAACAACAATTTCAACGTTGAGCGCATCTCTAGTTTATACTGTTAGAGGTGTACCAGGTTTTTCTGTTACTAAACAGTCTTCCCCAAGAACCGTAACAGGAGCATCATCGAGGAAGAGTAGTCCTTCTTTTAGAACTACGAATAATTTAAGTTTTGCACTTATTTTTTGGTGCTGTTTATAGTCTACTCACTAAAGACTACCTGCTTATGTGTTTATAGTAACCCTGTCGAAACCACGCGCCCCCATTTAATTCTCTTCGTAGTACTTATCAGCTATTGGGTAATAAGCACCTTCCCACAAAATTTGTTCTTGTGGAAGAGCTACATCCAAATCTACTGGACCTACAAAGTGTTCCCAAGTTATGCAATTTTTAACCGCCGATTCTTCTGTTGAGAATATACCCATAAATTCCCACTCTAAATAATTCTCAGGATTTACTTTTCCTACTATGTATAACATTACAACTCCTATACCAGTTAAAAACTACCTACCACTCAAAAACTAAAGAACCATCAAGACGAATAAACGCTACTACTTGATTCTTACAGTTGTCAACCCAACCTAACCATCCTGTACCATTGGGATTACTGTATAATCTTATTTTCATAATATCTCCCCTATTAGATCACTAATGAAAACATACCTGGCAGACCACTTTAAACTACGCACAAACACAAAAATATTTAATATACTTTATTAGAATCCTCAAACTTTCTCTGTTTAAGTGCTTTCCAAGTAGCAATCATGTCTATGTCACGTGACGTTAAGCTAAAAACATGGTCTGATAGCGAAAATTCAAAATCTCTACTAACGTACACATCAGGTATGTCAAGTAAGTCTTTGTCATCTAACATTAGTTCCTTTCCATCTGGACCTTCCATGCAAATATAAACTGAATTTTTTCTTACTACTATCTCAGCATTAAGATGTTTATCAACATTCAATGGAACGATGGGTACGGGCAAATAGACCTCACACTCCCACCGCATAGTATTAAGTTGTTCTTGAGCAAAGATGACTTCATTCAGCAAATCATTACTTACTTCAATCCTATATGGCTCTCCAAAAGCCCCAGTACTATAAATTGTTTTCATTTATAAGCCCCATCTCTTTCTCAGTAATATCTAACCCCAAACTTTTTGTAGTATAACACTTAAACCGCACGATACATTCATCACAATGTCCATGACAAGGTAAAGAGTACTTGCACCCAATATAACATACAGAGTCTTTCTCATACTTGTACCTCTATATATATATTATATCATATACATGTGGTATTGTCAAGCCCCCCCACCAACTATTCTTAGCATAAACTGGAGGCAACTCTCAAAAATATTCTAGCCTAATAGATCCAACACAACGTAGCGATGCTGGCTTAGACGCCCCTTTTTGTTATGTAAAGTGGGCGGGGGTATGGGGATAACTTTATGTAAAGTAAAGCATCCCCATGTTATGTCAATTACTAAACTTCCAGGTTATGTCAAGTTCGGGGTCAATGGGGTAGTTTTCTATATTCTCTTGTTTTTCTACCATTAGTCTATTTGCTTCCGCCGTAGTATAGTTCTCACATTTTAAATCTAGCATTTACTTACCACTTGTCAGCTTGTCAGCTTCCGCCAGTAATTCGGCTGTCGCATCATCAAGCTGTTTGCATAGTTTGTTTATCGGACACTCTGACTTGTTAAGTATCGGACAATTTGGAATTTTGCAGTTTTCGCACATTATGTTAACCTCCCTTACTAGTCTTATGTTATACTGTTAAGACTAGTAGACTATCAGTTAAAATTTTAGTTTTCCGTGTTTTCCGTGACCGTGTTTTCCACTTCCGTGACCGTGTTTTCCGTGTCTGTTACCACCTCTTTTTTCTGTTTTCCTTTAGGTGGTTTTGGTGCTATCTCGAATATTGGTGCGATAAAGCTATCATCTCTATATCCTGACCGTTTTGTTATGGGTAGTTTTCTAGGTGCGTATTGAAAGCGTAGGTTTTTACTACCGTCTTCCCACCCTGCAATATGCACACACAATAATGACTGTGGTGCGTGTAGCATGGTCATTGCTCCAACCTTGTCAAAAGCTGATACAAGGTGTGTGGTTAAGATGTTACCGTGTTTTCCTAACTCGTTAAATGCAATTACCTTGTCAGCATTAGATAATTCCACCTCTCCCCTATCGGATAGGATAGCCAAGTTTATTGGGGCGTTAAGGTGTTGAGTTTCAACGATTAGGGCGTCTCTCTCTACCTTGTCATGTTCACGCTTTCCGCTATTGGTTCGCTGTGGTAGAGTTTCAATATCCAGTTTGTAGTCCTCGAAGCTGATTTCCTTGTTGAGCTTTTTAGCGTACCTTTTAGCGTCAACTTTCATCTGAGCTTCTATCTGTTTTTTGGTTACCCCGTCAAGCTGTGAAAGCTCAAAATAGCGTTTTCTCTCTCTCCCCAGTGTCGAGGGTGAAATTCCAGTTTTCGTTGTGGTGTCAACCATTATGTTTTTATACTCCCATTATTTTATTTTACTGTGATAACTTTTTTTAGCACCTAGAGTTATCAATTCTAGCTTAGTATCAGCATAGCAAACTGATTTTAGTGTTTCCGCTAATAGCTTTGTGCGACTTATTTTATGGTTTATCGCTTACCGTTTTTCTTATTTCATGGTCAACCCCCCGAAGTTTTTTTTTTACCCTACCACTATACTATACTAAAATCTACCATTTGTCAACCCCTAATTGACCGAATTGCAAAATATATTTTTACATAGTAAAGTTTTATACCAGCGCACTATCCAGCTTTACATAATACCCTTTAGTACGTACCAGTGAGACTAGCTTTACATAATCCACGCACGAAATTACTTTACATAATAGCATTAGTACGTCCCACTATTGGAGCGCACTAATGTTCTTATGTCAACTTGTTATGTTAAGTAAAAATTCCGTAGTTTACATAATCTGAGACTAAAATCGTTATGTAAAGCAAATTTACTTGACATAAAAATTTTGTGTCGCACTTAGGTTATTATGTAAAGTGAGCCATCGTTATGTCAAGCTATTGTGGCAAAAAAGCCAGAACAGCACAAACTGTTTAGATCTTTGGCAAAAAAGCCAGAACAGCTATTGTGGCAAAACTTATAGAACAGACCTTACCCATCTGGCAATAGAGCCATGATACTGAACAGCAGCCATTAACTAGAATACGAAGAAAGCGGAGCCATGCCCCGCTTTCCTCAGTTTATAAATTTTAATCTTAACTGTTTACCAAGTTACTTGTAGCCTGTAACCACCCCCTTTCTTGCCGCTATTCCAATGAAAACCCCTGCAAAGACAATGAAAGTTAATAGCCCCACTATTTAACTTTGGTCACAATGCCGTTCTGCATCGTAACCTCAGCATACCAGGTATGGGGCGCAGGATAGTGTGGACCTTCACAAAATGCGGTGCCAGTGAAGTCAGACTTGTTCTCAGGTGGGTCAAACATGCCACCAGGTTGAAAGATGGTAACCTTTTCGCCAGTCACCACAGCTTCCTTGAGTGCCTTTTTGGTCTTGTAGTTATTTCTGGTATACAAGTTATGCCTCCTTCTTAGCGTACACTAAATGACTGTTATACACTTTACCTTTGATGTGGCGACAATTGCACTTCGCACAGAAGTATGGGGCGTTGGGTTTGGTAGCCACCATCTCAGCTACCGCCTCATCTACGCTTACCTGTTGCTGTAGCCTCATCTCACGTGTCGGATGTGCCGCATACCATTCTTCCTTGCTGACATAGCTGCCGTCTCGGAAGATGATGCCCGACTTTGCTCTTGCTCGGTCTTTTGCCTTGCGCATCGGTTTTAACCTCCTTTTTTTAGTCTACCTAGATCTTACCACATGCCCGTTGGAAAGTCAAGTAGTTTTATACCACAAGCCTTTTACGTTGTCAACATTTATTTGTGGCTATATTATGGTAGTTTCCACGGTCAAGAAAAAACGCCATATCCAAATATACGGCAATAATACCATTACTAATAGCATAGTGTGGTTACGGCATACCAAAGGCTGTAGTGCGTATCTTTAGAGGTTAACGGCAATAAAGCCTTAGGCAATAAAGCCGTATAGCATGGTAAAAAACATGGCAATAGTGCCACTAACCTGAACAGCAGAGGTTCGTTGAGAGCCGTTTAAAAAGGCAACTACGTTCAAAATATTTGCCTCATCTTCCAAATACTACACTATACTAGGCAATAACGCCATGCTCAACATAGCTGGCAAATGAGCCAGAACAATCGTTGCGGGGTGGCTTTATACTTTGCTTCGTTCCCCAGGCAAATATACCACTATATACACTACACTACGTAAAGCAATTTACAATACACCATACGAAGAGGCAACTTTGAATTTCTCTCTGAACATGGAATGTACACTACTGTTCAAGTAGTATTCTCTGAAGCCACTATCAAATACTACCCGTTATTCTCTGAAGCCGTTAATCATTCTACTTATTCTCTGAAGCCACTTCATATTAAATTCTCTGAAGCCGTTGTCTACTGTTCGTTACATATGTTGCCTTGTATATATAGGTAGGTATGGGGGAATGCCGAGACCAAGCCCACCCACCACAATTTTTAAGCCTATGCCGTGTTGCAGAACAGAGCCACTTTACTAGATCTCGCCAGACAAAACACTTGACTATCATCTCGGCATATGATACGATCGTAATAGTGGGTCATACTATGGAAAGGAGACGAAATGGCGAAGAAACAGGAAAAGTTCCACTGTGACGGCTTCTACTTTGAGAAAGTTTGCCCGTCTCGTGGAGAAAAGGACACAGCCGACATCCGTTATGACTATGAGGGGTGGATTAGGCATCGCAGATGTTTCTGCACAACGAGAGGATTAACGCCACTACAAGAGTTTCAGCTCTGCCCTCATTGTGTTGAGCATAAGCATCTGTTTCGTGCCGAGCCTAGAGTTTTTACTGGTGTGGTAGTTCATGTTACGCCGTATCAAGTAAAAGAGGAAGGCACAGCAATTACCATCAAGGCTTACAAAACCCCAAAATCAGTAAGGATGTTCTTGAAGAAAGCCGATAATCCAGAGAAGCTCTACGGCGTTGAGATAAACTCTGGTAAACTAATTCCAGCGGCGAAATGAGGTAGATTATGAATGAGGCAGAATTCAAAGCTCTAAGGAATGAGGAAGCAACTCGCCAAGAGCAGGATGAAGTCAGAAGCCAGAAAGATAAAGGTAACGTAGCTTACCGTATTGCCAGAGAAATAGATACTCTGACGATAGACAAGCGTGATGGCACTATCTGGTTGTGTGACTGCAAAGGTACTGAGAATGGCGAAGATGTTTTCTACATTGACAGTAAAGACATAGCCAAAGGTTTGGATGAAGTTTTGAAGTGGCGTGAAGCACTAAGTAAATATGGCGTTCCTGTTCGCTTCCGTGTTGATATGTTCTTTAAACGGCATCGTTCAAATAACCATAAGTATATTCCAATAACGGAATTTGACAGGGGCTTCAGTATCAAGGTAGTTAGGGGCAAAAATAAAATTACTACTACAAAGGTTATGAAAGGAGGTGGCATCTAATGAAGAATGACACTGATGAGGAGATATGCCAGATAGACGGTATAATAGTACAGGACTGTGATGGTTGCCCATACAGTGATGAGTATTTCAACGCCAACGGTATCTGTACTAAGAAAGGAGAAGGCAAATGAAGTTAAGACAAACGTTGCCGCACCCAGTTCAAGGTTATTGGGATGGTGGCGAGAAGCAGGTTTTTGAGTGGGGAATTGATGGTTCTCCAGCCAAAGATGGTAAGGGTTCGTATGTCCGAATAGGTTCATTCTCAGCAAACCATTGGTTTCATGTGGCAGTGGGTAAAACGGACAAAATTACTTTGTGCAATGCCATTAAGCATCTACGAGCAACTGCATTGGGCAAGCAAAGTAAATTTGAATACATAGGAGGCTAAATGGTTGCACAAACAGTGTTGCAAACAGTAAAACCAACACCTGGCACACCAACAGCTTTGTTCAGGGGCAGAAAGGGTAAAATTGATGGTATTCCTGTGTGGCTGAAAGGTGTGTCGCCAACAGGAGATAATGATGAGAGCCATTCTCCATACCACGAAAGAGCGGCATACATTATCAACGAAATGCTTGGATTAGGCTTAGTCCCATCTACCATACTTCACTTGGTGGATGGCGAAGTAGTCTCTGCTATGAAATGGGTGCGTGGCAAACGTCCATGCCAACCCCAACCGCCACTACTGGAAATGTTTGATTATCTTATTTGCAACACTGATAGACATGGTGGTAACTGGCTGGTTAAGCCAAGTGGTAGAGTGTGGGCAATTGATAATGCTTATTCGTTTCGTGATTATAGATATGCAGATGATTTTGACTACGTTGAATTGCCAACTAAGATTAAACAGAAAATGCAGGATGTAGCCAAAGACCCACGAAAATTTTACAGGCAGTTAGGTGGTTTGTTAGACAGAAAACAGATAACTGCCGTAATTAAAAGAATTAAAGTGGTACTGAAAGAAAATAAGAAAGGAGGTGGCTAATGGTTATTACAGCTATTGGTAGTAGTGGGGGCGTTTACAGTGTAAGGTGGCGGGTAGAGATGGAAGCCGTGGTAATCGGTGCGGAGTCAGAACAGGAAGCCACAGAACGAGCCAGTGATTGTGACCCTGTAAAAGATGGCGAGTATGTTACTGATAGTTTTGAGGTAATTAAAGTAACTAAAATAATATAAGGAGGCAAAATGAAAACAAATAATGACTTATCATTCCAAGAGGCAACACTAGACTATGAAGCAATGCTACGGTGTGCCAGGATTGCTACCTACGAAGTTCAAGGTAGGCTACAAGACTATGATAAACAACTCCACAAGGCTCTTTCAGATAATGATACTTCCATGTTGGAGCTGATACCAGAGTGGATGGAGCGTGAAGTTGGCAAGTTAGCTATATGTGCTGAGACTCTCGCCACTCTGCTTGGTGGGGTAGACAGGGCACATGTCACCATCATTAACAGGACTATAACACCAGGGGCACAGGAATATTTAGACTCAGAAAATGAGGGGGCATAAAGTATGGAAAACATAACACATAAGCAATCTATCAAAGCCAGCATACAAAAGCTGGAAGCCGCACCAATTCTCACAGAGGAAGAGGGTGAGGCACTTAGGGATTTATACAATGAACTGGATTGCCAGCAATGCGAAGGAGGCTAACATGAGGGATTGTGGATTTGATTTTCCAGACACTCGCCAAATCTTCTTCACAAAGAGTGAAGGCAAAGTAGAAATCTGTATCGTCAGACATTGGTATCAGGCAGAAGATGATGAGTCTGATTTTAAAGTGAGCTTCAATATTAAACATACTGACTCAAATGGCATAATGAACTGGACTGAACTACCAATCGGCACTGATGAAAGCAAAGCATCAACGATAGCCCATACGCTATATGAAGAAGATGAAGAGGCTACGAATGAGTGGAACGATACGGAAGCTATGTGTGCAGCCGAACAAAGGATGGGAGCATAAAGTATGGCTAACGTAATGTGTGAGGACTTACAAAAGGCAAAGGAAAACAGGGAAAGACAGGCACAAGACAATGATAACAAACCGTATTATTGGTGGGAATATCCAGACCCATTCCCAACAAAAGCCACACCTGCATCAAAGAATAATTCGGGTGGATTAGCCAGGTCAAGGAAAGAATTACAAAACAGAGGAGGCTAACAATCATGGGTATCCGTTATTCTGAAACATTTTATCATGGTGATTGCTTGAAGAAAGCCGCAACTCTGGCAAAACAATTATATTTTTTACTAAGGAGGCAAACATGAAAAAAGCTGTTGTTATGTTGTTAGCCTATACCATTGGAATTATATTGGGTGGTCTTGGCGGCTATCTTTTAACCTCAACTATCTATGAACACAAGGTGGCAGAACTGGAACAGCAAGCATATTGGTATAATGACAAGTATAATAACTGTCTATGGGAAGTATGGCAAATATATTATCACCAAAAATAAAAGGAGGCAGAAAATGCAAATTATGGAAATCATTGGCTCAGGGGATGGTGGTGCTAGTTTTGATTTGAACACAAAGGTATTGACGGCTCAGAGGATATGTTTCAGGATAGACAACATGGCAGAACCATCCGTGTTCACTACTAATCCAGTTCTGGCAAATAAAACCAAACCTAAGATGCTGAAGGCTAAGAATACAAAGCGAGTTTGCACAAGTGACCTGCCCTGGCAAGAGATAGACAGTCTTAGGGAAGAGGGCAAAACAGGTCGTGAGATAGTTGAACTGTTGCAGGGAAGAGGTATATTACCGAATGGCTACCCTGTTAAAGCGTTATACAGCCAAATTCATAGCAGGAAGGTTAAAGAGTATGGCAGTTCTAGAGACATCATTCAAAATACTTAATCTAGTATTTGGAGCTGGTGGGGCTGTTCAACAGAGAGCAATGGTAGAAGCCAAACCACACTTCACCCCATTGTTGATAATGCCAGAAGGTAGTGAGACTAAGATGCCGCTAATAACAAAGATACTATCACGTATGTGGCATTTTGACGACTTGTATCTGCTCTACGCTGAAGGGTTAGAGGCAATAGTAAAGGGAGTTGGAGTGGTGGCTAGAGATACAAAAGCGGTGATAGACCATAGCCATCCTCTTAGAGTGTTCATCAATACCAATGATGCCTCAAAGTACAAGTGGATTGAGAACTACACTGTCAGGCTTGGTATTAAAGCGGTCAATATGTTTGGTAATGCCGAAAGATGGGTACGTAAGATAAAGCCTTCTAATAATCGTTCTTTGGTATACATAAATGGGGCTTTTGTAGAGGCTCAAACTCCAGAGCTAGTAAACTTCATAAAGGGCATCTTACCAAACTCAATAATCATTATGGTAATTATTGACCCATACAAGAGTCAGGCAACGAGAAACCCAAAGTCTTTAGCATACAAGTATGGGCGTTGTATGTCAGAGTACATTGAGTCATTCGGCAACATCTGTAATCACAGGGCAAGTTTCATATCATACGGTTATAACAGGTATTTGGCAATAGTATAAAAAATAAGGAGGCAAACTAAATGAAGGTAGAAATGGAAATGCCAGACGAAAGAATACAAGACCTGCTGTGTAATGCCCTTGAGGGTGGTAGCAATTACTGGTATTGGATTGAGAAGTTACACTATCCAAACAAATGCCCGAAGTGTGGTAGAATCTTGATTAGCCCTATTTGTTACGGAAGGGATAACATTGGTGCCGATAACCCAAGTCATGATGGGGTAAAGGCAATACCACAAACAAAAGAAGATTTGGGCATTGAGTTTGCTCACCTTGAACTACCATTCAAAGGTGGCTACATAGAGTTCAGTGACCTTGAGGATGAGGAAGCCGAGCACAAAAACCTTACCATAGAGGCAATCCAGCGTGGAGTGAAAATAATGGCGGAGAAGTATCCAAGACATTTCGGTGACTGGATAGCCGAGAACGATGATGCAACTACTGGCGATGTATTTCTCCAGTGTTGCTTATTTGGTGAGGTGGTATATGGGTGATTTTAAGAGGCTGTTATACAACAATGGTTCTTGGGGCTATATAGCTATAACCAATGATAATTTGGTACGGCTAAGTGTGTGGAATGGTAACATAGAACCAACCGAAGCCCGAAAAATAGCGGAGGTTCTGAATAAGGCTGCTAATATAGCAGAACGAGAGGCGGTATAATGGATAAATGTACCGTGTGCCCAGAGAGAAGCTACTGTTCACGAAAGGATGCGGGCATTAAATCTAATAAAGTAGCATATCGTAAGGCTTTTAAGACCTCAGTGCCAAGATGCTTTACTGCGTTCTTTAGGCTAAAACAGAACAGTTGACACTGAACACGGCTTATGGTATAATAAGAATGGGAGAGATTATGTTTCTGAAAGGAGAACGGCATGAATAAAGAGATAATAGCATCGTTACAAAAAGCCTACACACTGTTGATGGAAGAAGCCGAGACGGCGGATACCATACATGGTAGTATGGTGGCAGATGCTCTTGACCACATTGGTGCGGCAATTAGAGCACTTGGATATGAACCAAAGGAGGCAACTAAATGAAATTATTAACTAAGGAAATAATCAGGCAATTCCCAAAGATAGGAGACACTGATGGGCAACCAATGGGAGAGCGAAAAATAATAGCCAAGTTTTTCCATCCCTGCTCAAGCTGGACATGGTATGCCTTTGAGTATGATGGCGAAGATGAATTCTTCGGATTGGTTGATGGGCATGAAAAGGAACTCGGTAGCTTCTCTCTGGCTGAAATGCAGAGTGTAAAGATTATGGGACTCGGCATTGAGAGGGATATGTATTTCGGAACGCCAATGGTAAAAGATGTGGCTGTGCTGAAAGACTGGTTAGCACAATGGGGAGGGGCAATATAATGGGAACACAGACACCTTGGGGAAAGGCAGATAGTTCAGAGAAGATAGCGTGTGGCATTGTATCATATTCAACACCAAGTCACGGTGGCATACACGTTACACAAAGAATACTGGAAATGATGCCAGAGGAACTGTGGATTGAGTCAGGCTGGTATGAAGAAGATTGTGACTGGTGTTTGGTGGCAGTTGCTTTCCCCTTGCTATTCAAAGATAGTTATAAACAAGCATTAGAGAGTATGCGAAACTGGCATCCAGATAGATACGAGAAGTATTTCGGTGTTGAACTGAAACCAGAGGAGTCCCTAGTAAAACGGCAACAGTTGTTTGATGCGCTGAACGTGAACAATTTTGTTGTCACGACTGCGTGGGGAGACTGGCACGAGAAAGTTCCAGCAGGAATGGTTGGAGTTCTTGCCAGAAGAAAGAGTGACGGCAAGGAACGATATTGGTTAATACCTAAAAGTGAATATATAACGCCTTGTGTTGTGAACATAGAACGGCACGTGGAGTGGGAAGGAACGGAGTAGGAGATGGTTGATGCGGCTGAATTAGTCAGAATATTACGTAACATGGCAATGAGCGAAAAAGATTGGGGTAATGGGGCTAATTCTGAGTTTGGGGCTGGATTAGGGATTGGTACGGCTAGCGGCTACAACCACTCGGCAGACATGATTGAACGATACTTAATGGGCATGACATACGAAGAACAGGCAAAAAGAGAGGAGTCACAAAATGGCTGAACGAAGAACTCTAACTATTGAAAGTAATTATTGCGCTAACTGGACTGTCAAGGATGCCATTCGGGAGATAATCCAGAATGGACTTGACACTGGCAAAGAACTAAGCATAAATCCCTGTCTGGATGCCGATGTGAAAGAGAAATGGGTAGTGACAGATGGTGGCTGTGGACTCAAGTTATCTGACTTTATCATTGGCAAAAGTTCTAAGCGCAATGACTCTAATACCATAGGGCAATTTGGTGAGGGAGTAAAAATTGGCTGTCTTGTCCTAGCACGTGAGGATAGGCAAGTGAGCATAGTCTCTCTTGGCAAGCAATATAATTTTTCTATCCAGTATGATGATACTTGGCAGGAGAATTTGCTGACCATAGATATAGAAGATAGCCAAACTAAAACGTTAGGGACTTCTGTTTGTATTGAATGTTCAGAAGAAGAAATAGACTCGGCACGTAATCTGTTCTTGAAACTAAATCCTATGAAAGTAATTGATAAGATTGTTGGCTCAGACATAGCTGGTTCGGAGATATTAGATATGCCTGGCATCATCTATGTGAACGGTTTGGCGGTAACTGAGATTGATGCCTTGTACGGATATAACTTTAATAAAAAAGAATTAGTGAACAGGGACAGAGCGGCAATTGGTAGCAATCAAATTAAGAATTGTATTGCTACGGCTTTATCTTGCACCACCAATATCAGCATTATCAATCATATCTTGGTTATGGCAAATAAGGAAACTGGTGCAATCACTCCTGCTGAATTTGACGTAACATTTAGTCCACGTAAGAATACCTGGCTTAAAGTAATAAAAGAGCTATATGGCAACAAGGTATGCTTATCCTGTCACGACCCAAAGATTAACCTTACGGCAATGGAAAAGAATTGGGCAGTGTTAGAATTGCCGTGGAATTTGTGGTATTCTTTACAGCGCATCATGCCACTGTCCAGCGAAGTAATAAAGGATAAAAAGAGGATTATACCATTTAACAAACTCACAGTCAGCCAACAGGAATTTTTCAACAGGGGCAAAAGGATTTCCGATGAAATTGCTGGCGAAGCAGGACTCAAGACATATCCTGTTAAAATATTCGTAGACATGGAAAAGAAAAACGAAACTAGGCTTTTTAACTTTGACCAGACAGGTTTCTTTGTTGATGGCGTAGCTGGTGTGTGTCACCAAACCATAAAAGATTTGGATATGGGTAAGTTTGTAGGCACACTACTACATGAATATGTTCATGGTAGTTGCGGGCATACTGACCATACTAGAGAATTTGAGAACGACCTAACAGATGTAATAGCCTCTCTCGGTTTATCACTGATGATAGAGAGAAGTAAAGCCAAAAATGTGGGACTAAATTATGGGTTAAGGAGTTAGGAATGAACATCAAGAAAAAGGCTTATGATGCCGTGATAGCTACTCTTGAAGATAAGCTGGCATCGGTGCAATCAAAGGTGGCTAGAAATAAATGGAACTTTAAGGTGTTAGCGGAAGAGCAAGCAAGGCTTAAACGTGAACGAGGCATTATATGTAACACGTTGAAGGATTTGAACGCCACCAAAAAATATGACAGGAAAGCACAAACTTGACAAATCTTGTGGCTTATGATATAATTAGATAGTGGTTAAGAATTATTTAAACAGGAGGGCAAATATAAAATGGGACAGTCACAACGTACTCTAATTGACAAGTTTGTAAAGGGGGCAACCAGAGGGGAAGCAAGTAATATGTTAATAGAGGATGATACTCTCTACTCTTACGGCAGACACTTTCCGTTACTGGTAAGAATGGATTGGGGCTTTCTTCTGAACGCTGACAAGTATAGTCCCACTACCAGCCAGCATCAAGGTGCTTGTTTTCGTCACGCCACTATCCAAATACCATTCTCGGCACTAATCTCTGCTAATGTTGCACACAAAACCATAAACCTTGTGGCACACGATAAACAGAGATATGACATTATAGGCTACACTGATTTTGCTGGTAAGAATGGTATCAGCGTGGCTGAGTATAATGCTTTGATTGAGCAGGAACAGGAAGGCTTCTACGAAAGAACTGAACGTAGACCCGAAGCAGCCATAATTGAGCATTGGGGTAAATATTACCTATCATCAATGGATGGCAACAATTTCTTCCTCTGTCAGCTTCCTGAACCAGCCATTACCATTGTGGAAGCATTTGAGATGCTGAAGCCGAAGGAAATAAAAGATGATAACTATCAACGGCAAGGCGAGTGGTTCTTTGTTGAAGCAAGTGAACCGCCAATATTCTTGCTAGTTGATGACAAACCTATTCCAGAAAATAGACTAAACAAATTCATGTATCGGGCAATGGAGCAGAAGTTTATCTTACCAAATAAGAACATTGGTGGCAATCTTCATATAGCAACAAGGGGAATGCAAATTGGTGATAGCATTTGGGTAAGTGGACAGGTACGGCATCAAACTCAGTGGGGTGGTCGTGGCGACCATCCTATGCTAAAACTATCCACCAGTGATAACCCCATCATATTTCAGGCATTTGAGAATAGAGCATTAGGGTCGTGGTCGGCACAAGGTAATGTGGACTAAAAATGGAGAAATAAACTATGATAATATACGAAGCCCGAATTAAAAGTGTTAATTTACCATCGCTTTTCCAAGCTATACTTGACTGGAAAAGCCAACATCCAACGTTTACCATTACCGAAATTAAAATCTATGACCACATGAGTCCATTGGCAGTAATTTACTGCTTTGAGGGTGAGGAAGATGAATAAAACGGCTAAACTTGAACTAGCTATCAAATCTCTAAAGCGAATAGCAGACCATTCTGTGAGGCAAAGTTCCACCCACGTAGGAATGGTTGATGTGTGTGACGTTGACGACCTCAAGAGGATAGCCAGGCTAACGCTTGAGTCAATGGGGGAAGATGATGGCTAAGTACATAGTGTTTCACCTTGTGTCCGAAGGCACATATGAGGATAAGCGAGAATACCTCGCTCTTGATGCCTGTGACAATAAACTAGCGGCAGAGGCAATAGTTGATAAATACCCTGATGCTATTGTCGTATATGGCGAGATATGCAAAGTAATCAAAAAACATACGGAAATTGAGACACCAAAGTTATGAAGGCAAAAGGAGTTGAGGTGAGATGGATGGTGAGATGGCAGTGAAAGTTTATGTTTGTCCTATATGCGGAGAGGTAATAATTTTCTTGGGGTTAGAACTATGCCCTAATTGTTTAAATGAGATTATACCATTGGCAACACCACAGGAGGAAAGATGAAACTAAAGACAGCAAGGCAAATAATATGCGATGTTACAGGTGCGGTGGTGGGTAGAGTGGCACTAGCTTCGGGTAGAACAGTTGAGTCTATCCAGAAGGAAGCCAAGAACATACATCGTAAATTAAATAAAAGGGAACGAATAAGGAGAGTGAAAAGTGGCTAATTTAGCTGATTTCTTACGCACAATCAATGGGGCAACCACATCAGAACTTCACGAATTTAACAAGATTATTGAACAGAGGCTCACTGTTTCATTCAAGATAGGAAACAAAGTTCAGTTTGATGCGGGGTATCGTGGCATTATCAAAGGTAAAATAACCAAAATAAATATAAAGACTGTCGGTATCCTTGCTGATAGTGGCATGCGATGGAAGGTTCATCCGACATTCCTGACTAAAGTATAAAGGAGAACGGCAATGAAGCAAGTATGGGGTAAGCTTGGTAAAATGCGTAAGGCTCAAGATTTTGTCGTCTTTGCAGATGAGAATGGCGACCTTAATATCCAGTCGGACAAGAGTATCGGCATTATCCGCAAGGATAGCAACAAGGGCATACTGAACACGAAAGGGTGCTATTTCATGCACTTGAATAAATTTATGGGTGCAGTTGATTATGAGTTCCCTGCCGAGTTCGTTGAGCAATGCAAGGAAGCCTGTGTTCATAAGGGAGACAGCATGGGTGGAAGTGTAATCTTTGGCGGGACAGTATAGCTTGACATAAATCGTGGCTTGTGGTAGAATATAGATAGTAAAGGTTAGACCTGAAAGGATATGCCATTGAGCAAATCTAAAGAACATAAATATGAACTCGGCAGGTCAAAACCGACTGAAAATCGGGCACTCAATGCTATTGATAATGAGCAAGTAAACGAGTGGGTTGCTAAGGTAAGAGAAGCAGGCAAACTCGGTATCGGTGGTGTAAGAGGCACTATAACTAGGACAGCTTATGTTCTGATTGACTTAATTAAACTAACCGAGCAGGGTAAAGTGCCAAGAGAGGTAGTATCTGAACTGGTAAAAAGAGTTAATGTTCAAGCTTCATTAGCAGAGGCACAAAAACTAAGGAGTAAATAATGTCATTGGCAAAAGGAGCTAGAGGCTGTGGGCGAAAAGCTATTATCAAAGAGCATCGTTTATTGGCATACCTAAGAGCTTTTGATAGGTATTGTGCTGGTGAAGTTCCAGCAAGCTACGTTAAAGAACGTGGCGATAAGATGAAAGAAGTTGGGGGAAATCGTGTATCTAAAAGATAGTGGATACGGTGTAACACGTGATAGCCTAAAGTTCTGGAACGAACACAAGAACAGCATCGGCAAAATAACTCACATGGTAGTGTCTGAAAAAGAGCTTTTTTCTGAACACATAACAGAGAACGGCGTTACCTACCTTGTTGACTACAACTGTATGATTTTTGGCACTAACGGTGCTATTATATTATCAGGGTGTAATTGTGGGTATGGTGGCGAAGGACCAAACGGAACAGCAAAGATACTGGCTGAACTCGGACTTCCGATTGAGAAAGCAAGACAGGCTATGCTAGAGAACACAATTTACTATGATGCCTGGACTTGTGAGGTAAGATGAAGGAGAGGTGTAGCATGATAAACGAGGAAGGGAAGGAGAAGAGGCTGGGCATGGCTACAGTAAGTAAATTGTTTAGGAGTATAGGGAGGACATAATGACCGATAATGAAAAACTATTTTACAGAGTGTCAAACCTCAGTGATGATAGAAAGGTAGACCTGCTGTTCCGCTTGTGGGGCTTCCTTGAGTCAAACACACCCAGATTTATAGAGGGAATAGAGATATTACTACCGGCATTGGAGAAACTAGGGAAGAAGGTGGATAAAAATGACTGAAATACCTGGCGTTGACACAATGATAAATTTGGCAGGTGAACCTCCAATGAGGATAAATGGTTGTGGCTAAAATATATGGTGGTATTCAAGGCATCAATAAACCTGCTATTACATCGGACTGGCAAGGGTATGAAAAACGTGCTGAGGCATATGTCCAGAAAATTAAGGACTATGCCAAACAGAATAGCAAGTGTCCCGAAGCTGGAAAGGAACTATACTTTAGTGTAGCTGATGGCAGAGCATGTTATATAGTGCTGTCATTAAAACCAGTGGAACTTGTTCATCTTGACATAAATGATGGCTACCAGTTCCAATACGTTAATAGACTAACAGCGGCAGATGTACGGAATGAAATAAAACGTGGGGAAGCCCTGACGAAATTATTCTCAAGAGGTAATATCATAGAAAGTTGACATTTACAACGGCTCATGGTATAATATAGATAGTGAGGTATGTGATATGGGATTGATGAAACGTTTCCTAGAGGAAAAAATTACCGAGTTTGCCAATGAAATCGGAGTAGATGAAGAACTTGTCTATGAAGATGATATACTCTATGATTGGGCAACACGGTATGCTCAACTAAAGTTAATGCGTTTGGAGATTGTGGGGATTAGCCATGCGAGCAAGTAGAGAACAGGTTGAAAAACGTGAAGATGAAGTGGCAGAGCAAGAATATCAAATGAGTTATGTTGACCTGCCAGGTGACATAAAACAAAATATCCATAATGCTGTATTAGAGGAGTATGGGTTGCGGAAAAATTTTGTGTTTAAGTGTTTAGACTGCGGCAAACAGTTTGAGAGTGTAATTGAGGGCAGTCTGGTTGAAATATTTACTGACATTCAATCGGAGTCTCATATAGAAATATTAGGTAGTGTTTGCCCCACCTGCCAAGCAATTAGAGAAAGAAAGGCTGAGGAAGAAGAGTGGAAATAAGACACGTATGTAAAGGTTTTGTTGCGTATGCTTGTCCAAGATGCCTTAATGGGACTATGACTTGGGAACAGGATAAGGCATATACTTCACCATATTTGAAGTGTATTTTGTGTGGCAACGAAAAAAGATTTGGAAAACCAAGAGAAATGCCACATAAATACGATAAACTTGAAGCTAAAACTGGTAAATCAGACAAGAAAAACCGAGAAAAAACTGATATAAAAACGCATAGTTGGCAATTTTCCCGAAGCTAAATAAAAATAAAATGATAGTTTTTGGCAACGTTTGTAGAGGTTAATTTGGGCAGAAAACCAAAGGATAAAAGATTAGAGACCGTAAACAATAACCTATTGGATGCTCTTGTGGCGGAGAAAGAACCAAAAATAATAATTGATTTGCTAGTGGCTTATAATAAATTGCAGGACATTGTGGCTCGTGGTAAAGCTCCAGCAGAGATAGATTACATAGAAAAAATGAAAGCTGATGCTCAATTACAGGCACGCAGAGTATATCCCATTGCTCAAGAATGTGAAATACCTAATTGCACAGAGATGGGTATGAGGCATCACGATGATTATACTAAACCTCTTGATATTAAATGGCTTTGTGACAAACATCATGGTAAGAGGCACGCAGAATTAGGGTGGGATGATTAAAAATGCAAAGAACATTAAAGTGGTACGGCAAAGGTAAAGGGAGAAGGTGTTACGGCAGGCAAGCTGTGATACCATGTGTAATAAGTGTATAGTTCGTTTTAAGTGTTATACTTTGTTGCAAGGTGAGGCACTGCTACTTGAAGATGGTGAATGGCAACAATTGTGGGCACCGCCTATCAAAATATTGATAGAGAGTGAGAGATAATGTATACAATTAAAGGTAAATACAATACGGCAATAATAATGATTGATAACCTTGACGAGACAACTGTTAGCCAAATTTACTCGTTTCTCAATCATCCTGCGTTTGCTAAGACACATATAGCAATTATGGCAGATGCTCATGCTGGTGCTGGTAGTTGCATTGGTTTTACTATGAAGATGAATGATTATGTTATACCGAATGTGGTAGGTGTGGACATTGGTTGTGGCGTAAATGCTTACCCACTTGATGTAACAACCGTTAATTTTGAACACCTAGACCATTTTATAAGAACACACATTCCAAGTGGCTTTAACATTAGAAGCACCAGTGGGCGGATGGCAAACCAAGCAAAACCCCAAGATATGTTTGATGATAACTTTCGTAAAAAAGTATTGGCACTTGCTAATGACCTGAAACAAGATGAAAGCAAGGTAATAGGTTCTATTGGCACACTTGGTGGTGGTAATCATTTCATTGAGATTGACCAAGATGATAATGGACAATATTGGCTCTTAATACATTCTGGTAGCAGGAATTTCGGGTTACGAGTTGCAACATATCACCAAAACAAAGCTAAAGAACTGCTCAAGAGAATGTTTTTGGGGGCAGATGCTTACAAGGATTTGGAGTATCTACCTATGGACATGGGTGGCAAAGAGTATCTTGATGATATGAAAATAGCCCAAGAATATGCTAGTTTGAACAGACAAGTGATGGCGGGACTGTTAATTTTCAATTTCTTCGAAGCGAAAACTGATTTTGATATGAGAGGCATTGAAACAGTCCATAACTATATCAACTTTGATGACAAGATTATCCGTAAGGGAGCAGTGTCGGCACATCTAGGAGAACGTTTAGTTATTCCTTTCAATATGCGTGATGGTGTAATGATAGGTGTTGGCAAAGGTAGCAATAAATGGAACTTATCAGCACCACACGGAGCAGGAAGGGTAATGTCCAGAAGCCAAGCTAAAAAGAGATTAGACCTTGACGAGTTTATAAAGGAAATGGAAGGTGTTTATACTACCACCGCAACACAAAATACTATAGATGAAGCACCGATGGCATACAAAGATAAAGATGAAATTATTGGGGCTATCGGGGAGACGGTGGACATTGAGTTCTTTATGAAGCCAGTGTATAACTTTAAGGCGGGTGGATAATGCGTAAAGAGAAAGATAAGGTGGCAAAATGATATTAGTAGCAATAACAAAATGTAAAGTGTGTGGAGAGATAGAGTATCTGAATATAACAGTTGATGGCGATAACGTAAATGATGCCATAAAAGAAATAGTTGGTAGAAGGATAGAAATAACAGAACCGCATAACTGTTCAGGTAATATTTATAAACCATTACCACATCTTAGCACATTTGGCATAAGAGAAATTGTAGGTGTGAAAGTATAATGGGGAAACAAGTGGTTAAGAAGAAGCGTGAAATTGAAGGTACATTTATTAGAGTTACCACATCTGAAATATACTTGTTTGAACCTAGACACTCAAATGGCTGGACAATAGAGCAAGTAATTGAGAATTGGTTTAATAACTACCCAATCAATTCTTACCATGTTGCCAGAGAGGGTGGTAGAGTTGGCAACTCTAAAAAGATAATCAACATTGATATAATTGACGAAAAAGACCTAAATAAAATCTTCCTATGAGACAGGAGAAAGGTGGCTAAACATAAAAGAACTTGCTGTGAATGTGGAAACAAATTCTTTGTTAGCGAAGATAAGGGGCATGTCTACGATGTAGAAATGAGGTATCACTGTGGTAATTGCAATAAAAAAGGGGCATTCGTGCTGATGTCAAAATTAAGGTAAAATAAATGAAAACATACCAAGATAAAACTAGCTCGCTTTATGCTGGACTCCCATTCATGGAGATAGAAGGACAAGGGTTCACCTACCCTTGTCGGGCAGAGATAAAACTTGATGGGGAGTTTCAATACGTTATCAAGCAAAAAGGTAAACTCTATCTTGCTAATAAGCCAGAGCATGGTAGGATACGAGTAGAGATGCCTATTCTCGATGAACTTGAGGATAAAATTCCAGATGATAGCGTTTTCTTGGCAGAGCTTGTTTGGGGTGGTGGTAAAGATTTTTATGACTTTGCTAGGCACAAACTTGACCCTAATTGTAGTCTTGGGTTTTTTGGCTGTCTCAAGTATGCGGGACACCAACTTTGGAATAACTTAGATTATGCGGCAACTAGAGAGTTCCTAGAGAAACTGAAATTCTACACTCCAAATGCGGTGCTTGTTCCTAGTGTTATGGTTGCCGACCAAGAAGAGTTAGATGATTTATACCAGATGGTAGTTGATGGTGGATATGAGGGGATTATTGCGAAAACCCCAGAGTCAAAATATATCAATGGCGTAACACGTGAATGGACAAAGCGTAAGTTTGAAACTGAGGGTGATTTTGTTATCATCGGCTTCCAGTCTGGAACTAAAAGAGCAAAGGTGCTTTCTGTTTTAGTTGGGCATAGGGTAAATGGTGAAATAATTCCATTGTCTTATGTTGGTGGTGGCTTTGGGTCTAAGACTGTAATGAAGGAAACTATGCTCACTGTATTAAGTGGTATGGTGACAGGGCATAAAGGTGACGAGACTTATGTTGAACCAAAAATTGTGGTAAAGGTAAAATATAATGGGGTAATACGTAATCCAGATGGTAGCATCAACTCATTACGGCATCCACAATTTAGGGATATTCGCCTTGATAAGACAGTGGAGCATATAGACACAGTAAAATGAAACTAACAAAGGTTAAGTTTACAGAAAATATGGGAATAATACCAACAGATGGTATTATAAAGCAATGCCGAAACTTAATATGGAATAAAGTTAAAGAATATAGAGAACATGATGGACTTAGGTACTATTATAATTTCTATACACACTCTAAAAAGGCATGTAAAGTATGTACCTTTAGATTTAGGTGTTGGACAATAAAATGAAACGTAAATGTTTGTGCAGTTCTTGCCCCGAAAGATTTAAATGCTTTACTAATATAAAAGTATTTGCCGAACCAATGATACAAGCTTTATTTGAAAGTTACATGGGTGAGAAATATAAGTATTCTATAGAAGGGGCTTTAAAAAGAGTCAGAGAAGATATAAAAAGTCTTCTCAGCCAGAAGTTTGATGGTGACATTGATTGGAATTCAAATCAATCATTTTTTGAGCAATTAAGAAATAAAAACCTATGAAAGAAAAAGACATATCTAAATGCCAGATACTACACCCCACTAGAATGAGGAAATGTGATAAGTGTGATGGCAGATTTCAGTGCTTTTCACGTAGATATGATACTGATGATTTAAATATACCAAAGTGGTCATTCTATGTTACCAATGATGATGAAGGCAAACTTTTCCTATCACTACTGAATAAATATCTTAATAAAGACATATGGAGAATTAAAAAGAGAGGTAGGGCAAAAAATCGGAAGGAGAAAGGTGGTGGTCAGGCGTATCAACCACTAGGTAAAGCTGATAACATAGCCGTATATCTTCATATTACCGATTTAATAAGTGCGGTTCATAGGAGTTGATAGTGAGAGTAGTGGCACTGTGATAATTACAGATAGGAGTAGTTAAGATGAAAGATAGTGGCAATGATGTTAAAATAAAAGTCAGGGAATTAAAGGAAAAACCTGGCAAAGAGATAATCTTAGTATTTGACGAGTATGAAATATTGCTTGATAATAGATGTTTGGGCAAAGATACAGATGTTTGCAATACGTGTAAATTAAAATTCAGATGTTACACTGGCGATGCTATTAGAATAAACTTTGCCGATGAAATAGTCAAGATGCCATTACCATCGGAAAGACCAACATTAGGTGAAATAATTCAATGGTATCTTGAAATTAAGGGAGTAAATCCAGACTTGACAAAAATGGTGGCTTATGATATAATAGGTAAAGAGGTGGAAATTGGATAATATTGTTGGGCAAACTGTTGTCAAGGTAAGACCAATGACCAGTGGTGAATTAGAAAATGAGGGGTGGTGTCGTGGCACAGTAATCATTGTGTTGAGCAATGGTGTATTACTTTATGCTTCCAGTGATAGTGAGGGCAATGATGCGGGAGTAATGTGTGTAAGGGATAAAGATAAGAACTTTATATTGGCATAATGAAATTTCACTGTAATAGATGCAAAAAAGATTTTACTACTTTGGCTGAACGTGATGCGTCAAAGAAATTTGCCTTTTCACACTTAATAATGGATAAAATGAAATGCCCCAATTGTGGTGCATCTAATTGGCATTTAACCAACAAAAGTAAGAAAAAAGTCAATAGTCGTGGTGGCTATAGTCGTGGTTATGCTGGATTTAATAATACTGAACGACCTGAACCAAACATTATTGTTCATCCTGATTGTAGGCAAAGATTGGTAGGTGACTTCTACTCTCCCGATGGGTTAGATGTTTGCTGTGATAATTGTAAAAGTGTATTTAATTGCTGGACTGGTAATGTAGATGATGGCGATTACAATGCTCCATTAGTAAAGAGTATTGACAACCAAAGAGAAGAAGCTAAAATAAGGATGGCGGATAAGAAACGTAATGATGAATTACTGCGACTTCAAAGTTTAAGACGTAAAATGGGCACAATTGGTTTCGGTTACGAATTTAGGCAAGTGTGGTATGCAAGATTTGGTGGCACTGTTTGGAAACTCACCAACGATGATACTAAAGCAATCAGTAATTATACATGGGACACGCCACAAACTATAATAATAAAACGCACATTTGATAATAAGGGAGTCAATTCACACACGGCAAGATTATTACTTATCTATGAAATGAGAAAAGTAAATAAAACTTGACATTTGATACGGCTTATGGTATAATTAGATAATGGGGGTGTAACCTATTATGTATGAGCATATCTGTAAATGTGGTGAAATTTGGTATAGTCATAGCTTCTCAGAGGGTTGTCCAGTTTGCCACGAAGAAGATAAATCTACTGTTTACGTTGATTAAAACAGTATGATGGAGAAAAATAATGGATGAACAGAAACTAAACAAGAAGCTGGCAGAGTTTTTATTTCCACCATCTGATTTTCTAGTAGAAGTCGGTGACTCTATTCGGATTGAGCGACTTTTTACTGAGGAAGCTAGGCTTTTTGTTGAAAAGGGATTGGGCGAGTGTGTTCTGGAAGTGGGGACTTACTATCACCACGAAACTATCTCCGACCTTTTCACGCAATCCCTGGATGCCTGCTTTAAGTGGCTAGTGCCAAAGCTAAGTTGGTTTCAATTAAATAACTGGAACAAAAAGAAGGAATATATTGCGTTTGTTGGAGTGGAAGAAGGCAAGACATTTGATGGTAAAGATAAAAATAATCCTGCCCTTGCTCTCTGCCTAGCCATAGAAAAATTGATAAGGGGTAACAAAGGAGAATAAAATGGCAAGGAAAATGTCTATCTCAATCGGCGGAATGTTCCTCATTCCTGTTAAGCTGGACAATGTGGCAAGGGAAGCTAAGAGTAACCTGCACGAATATCACAAGGAAGATATGGGTGCTGGTGGCAGAAAGAAAATCTGTAAAGCTTGCGGCAAGGAACTTATCACAGAAGATATTGTCAAGGGTCTTGAGGTAAGTAAGGGCAATGTAGTAACCTTCAGTAAAGAGGAACTCGCCAGTCTTCCACTCTCCACTACGAAGAATATTGAAATTGACCGATTTGTTGACGCAACGGAACTCGACACACTAACATTTGATACTGGCTATTACCTTTCTCCACAGGAAGTCGGGGCAGAAAATGCTTTTAACCTTCTCTTGGAAGGTATGAAGAAGCTCGGCAAGGTTGCTATTGGAAAGGTGGCAATAGCACAGCGAGAAAATCTATGTGCTATTCGGCTTGTAAATGATGGGTTGGTTCTCTCTACTATGTTCTGGAATAGCGAGATACAACCAGCCCCACAAGTGAAGAAACCTCAAACCACTAATGAGCAGGTTGACCTAATAACGCAGGTTATCGGCAAGTATTCTAAAACATTTAACCATGAGGACTATTCAGATAAGTACCTTGACACACTAAACATGATGGCAACAAAGAAGCTCGCTGGTGAGGTAATTCCAGTAGCCACCACACAAGAACCTCGGCAGAACTTGGAAGATGCGTTAAAGGCACTAGTAAATAAATAGAAAGGAACTGATATGAAAGGTTCTAAAGTGTTCGTGATGCTGGCTGGTATCTTACTAGCAATTTTATTGCTAGGTGGTATTGCTTGTGCATTTGCTGGATTGTTAATGCTTGTGTGGAACGTACTATGTGTTGCGGCATTATCAATTGCAGTTCCCTTGACATTTATAACAGCATTGAAAGGTGTTGGTATTATTTATGGTGTGCTTGCGTTTGTCAATATCATTCATATTGTAATACGAAGTTACTCACAGACATTACAAGTGCAAGCCATGACTAAAATGCAGGAAAAGAATAAATTACAAGAAGATATTTTAGGATATTTTCGCACAAATTAGGGAGTTGCGGAGTGGAAATGATGCCCAGTTGACACCCTGGGGGGATGCTGTTAATAAGGCATCATTCCACCCGACTCGGTTGGAGGTATTATGATTTATACGGTGTTTAATTTTTTATCTCGTCTTAATACAAATGGTCGTAATAGGCTATCAATTCTGTGTGACCCAAGTATCCAATTTGCTTTTATAATGTGCATAATGAGGATTGTAGCATGACGTTAGAGCACCTACCAAAAATTGACGAAGAGCAAATTACGAAACAGTTAAATATACTCACTGAGCAAGTTACGAAAGGGGCTATTAAGAATTGGCTTAATGACGAACTACAGAATTTGCATGATAAAAATCCTATTCTATTTCAATACATCGTAGAAAGGGCAAATAAATTTGCTGTTGGGGCAGTGATGGTTGGAGACCCAAATTCTGTATCAGTATCAATGGCGTTGGAATATATGCTATTGCTTAATATTATAAATGCTGGAATTGATAGTACCGTAGTATTGAGTAAATTTACTGATATGATGGGAAATTTGTTAAAGGGTGGCGATTTAGAAGGATTAGAAGGATTAGGTGACACGGATAAAAATGAGAGCTAAAAATTGGAAGATGGGTAAACCTAAACGCCATGTTCCGATTGGTGAGGGTTTCACTGGCAAAGATAAAGAAGATAGCTTAAAGGAGTTTTTCACTGTTCCAGGCAATAAAACACTTTGGGATAGGTTAGAAGAAACTAAGCAACACTTGCCCTGGATGCGAAGTTTAGTTGATAGTTTAATGGCTTACGTAGAGAAAACTGGAACTTTATCAGACCCACAGAAAAGTTTAGCCACAGGTATCTATATTGATGCTTGTGTCACTGGTGATGATAAGGTATTTGAGCAAGTGGCAACAAGAAAACTTGGTTATCGGCTAAAGGATTTGGACTTGGGATTTAGGGCTAATCATCTTGTTGCTGATATAATGTCTAGGTCTGATAGTAGACCATTTAGTTTGGGGCAAATAAGAGTGTTCAATAACATAGCAAAAAAACAAGTAGCTAATCTTACTAAAATTCCAAAGTTGACCGATGAAACCTTTGATGGGTGGTTTAAAATAGCCGAAGATAAAGCTTGACAATAATAACGGCTTATGGTATAATATAAGAAAGTGGGAGAGTGATATTTATGGAAAACATTGAGCTGGTGCAACTGATACTACAAAGGTGTTCGCAAGTCAACCTAACCCCGATGTTATGGGGCAGACATGGTATTGGTAAGAGTATGATTACCAGAGAAGTGTTTGAGGCGTTAGGTTATGAGGTTATTGACCTTAGACTTGGGCAACTTGAGGTTGGTGATTTGATTGGAATGCCAGCACAAGAATATTACTGTCCAAAGTGTCAAACTAAATATGGTTTTGGCATAAAAACTGCTTATTGTCCGATGTGCGAACAGCAAGACCAGGCACGAATACCGATAGTGGGTAGGACAATTTGGTTAGCACCATCATGGTTTCCATCAAACGGCGAGAAGCGTTGCATATTCTTTGACGAGTTTAATCGTGGTCGTCTTGATGTGCAACAAGCGGCATTTCAGATTGTGCTTGACCGCAGAATACACACTCATAAAATTCCCGATGATTGTGCTATTGTATGCGCTTGTAATCCACCATCAACTGATGCTGGCACTGGTCAAGAGTATAACGTAGAAGAAATTGACCCTGCTCTCCTAGATAGGTTTGTCAACATGAAATTTACTTTGACTACGGATAATTGGTTGAAATGGGCACGTGAATATGGGATGTTGCAAGATATTATTGACTTCATTGCTACAGATACTAAATTTCTTGGCAATGATGCAATAGATATTCCTGTAGAAATTACGCCATCTCCACGTTCTTATGAGTTTCTACACAAACTTCTGGGTGGCAACACAATACCAAAGAAATACTGGACAGAGGTTGCCGAGACGGTAATTGGTCCAACGGCAGCTATTGCTTTTATTCAATCTCTTAAAACCGAACTGGACAAACCACTTAAAGCGGCTGAAATATTCAACAGTTTCCCCAAGATTAGGGATAGGGTTTTGTCACAGGTGGAATCTGGCGAAGGAAATACTAGATTTGATTTGTTACGAATTACACTAGACGAAATTAACCAGTGTTTAACTGGCGCCAAATCAACTAAGTATAACGAGAAGCAACTCGGTAATCTTGGCGATTTCTTTGTACTTCTACCAGAAGATTTGGCATTCTCGGTGCTTAAAGACCTTGCTCTAAACAATGATATGAATGAGCGGCTGTTGCTTAAACGTGATGATTTGTTTATGATTTTAAAGCACGCAAGAAAGGGTGACATCGGATAAATGGCAGTTACATTTGGGAGTATGACATTGGGTAGAGTATCTATAAGTCTATAGGCGAACTTCCAACAAAGAAAAGTCTTTGTTGGCTTAGCTGTTCCAGAGGCAGATTTATTCTACTTTACCCAAAGGTCGGTATTAGGTAAGTTAATTCACGTGGCTTTGAAATGGAAATGTTAACAACCAACCTAATACTGAAAGGATAGTAAATGGTAAAAGAACTAATTGAGCCAGAAGTAATAGAACTATTATTGCAACATAAGCATTTTTATGGGCATCTGCTACAACAATTTAGGCGACACAGCGTTGATAGCAAGTCTACTGTAGGTGCGGGGCAAGTAATTTCAACACTTGCTGTGATGATAAGTGATGAATTACAACCGCATCTATTCATTAACAGACAATTCTATAATAGTGGTGATTACGACAAAAGTAATCCTGGCGCACAAACATGGGGGTTAACGGCAGAAGAGAAAATAGCTGTTCTTGAGCATGAAATACTTCATATTCTCAATAAGCACCTACTACGTGTAGAGAACCGTAATCATTATATCTGGAATTTGGCAAATGACCTTGCGATAAACCAGTATATTAAAGGACTACCGTATGGTGGCATGTGTCCAGAATGTAATATATTTGTGAGGAAAACATCATCAGGTCAGTTTCGTACCAAATGTCCAGTATGTAATATGGTACTCAGCCCTGATACACATGTATTTGAACCTCTTGATATTCACAATTTTAGGATTGAGGATAAAAAGATTACTCTTGAAAGTGAAAAGGCTTCTGAGCTTTATTATGATATTTTGTGGAGTAAAATTCCAAAATACATAATTGAAATTGGGAGTAATATTACTGGTAAACAGGAAAAAGCGGCAAAAGATAACATGGGTCAAGAGGGTCAAGATGGTCAGGGTCAAGATGGTCAGCAGAATGGCAGTGGACAGGGGCAAGGGCAAGAAGGGCAAGGGCAAGAAGGTGCTGGTAAAAAAGATAAGAATAGTTTAGGTAATCAAGAGGGTGATGGTAAACAGAGTGGCAGTGGTGGAAGCGGTAAGGGTGATGGTAGCTACACTCAAAAAGAGAGTAATGATGGCAGTGGTGGAGATCAGACCTCTAAAACCGAGTCACCAAAAACTGGTAGTGGGTGTGGTGTAGATGTAAACGGAACAAAGATACCAATGCCAATGGATAACCATCAAGCGTGGGCAGCAGGTAGTGATAACAAGGAAATGGCACACGAAAAAATTAAGGAAATGGTTAAGAAAGCTGTCCATAAGGTTAATGAGAAGTCTCAGGGATACATGCCAGGTTGGTTAAAGGGTCTTATTGACGAATGTCTTGAACATAAAACTATAACTTGGAAATCTGAATTACGTAGATTTTATGGTTTCCGTGAATTCTCGCACTTTGTAAGCACCAGAAAAAGGCTAAATAGACGATTTCCTGTAGTATTTCCAGGCTACAAAGTTGAACGTAAAGCTCATTTTGTGGTGGCAACTGATAGTTCTGGCAGTGTTGATGATAAAGAATTCGCTATGTTCTGGAAAGAAATGGGAGCAATGTTCAAAGCTGGCATCAGCTTAACCCATGTGGAATGTGATGCTGATATTACCCATGTTCAGCCATACAAGAGAAAACCACCAAAGAGTGAAGGCATAAAGCGTTACGGTTATGGTGGAACAGACTTTACTCCTGTATTCAGGTTTGTGGACAAGATGGTATACAAGAATGGAAATGGCGAAACGTTCAAACTAAAACAAAAAGTAGATGGGATAATATACTGCACAGATGGGGCAGGGACTTATCCAAAAAAGATACCATGTCCTACTATATGGGTAATGACACCAAATCACTATACTGGTGGCTGGAGTTCCAAGATTGGTAAGATAATCATAATGGAGAATGATTAAACCTAAATGAACGAAACTAGGCAAAAAGCTATTGAACTGATTAACGAAATGCATATTGAAATAACTGCCCTTGAAAAAGAGTTGTCAAAACTTGGCACGATAAAAAATGGACAGGTAGACTTGGTTCAAGAACCTAGAGAACGACTAAGACAAATTAAGATAAAGAAACTGTGTGCAGAGAGTCAAATTATTGCCACGCTTCCTGTTGAGATTGAAGGATTTGTGGGTGAGGATGAAGATGAAGTTGACAGCGATGAACGTGGCAGACTTATGGAAATATATCACTATCTTGGTTGTCCAATGTTTCCTAAAGACGACTCACGCCATTACGGAATGATAATCTATAACAAGTTTCAGGATATAACTGAAATATTAAAGCACAATACTGGTAAATTTTTGAGAGTAACCATTGAGGCAATACCGCTTGGTGAAACTGAAATTTGTATGAAGTGTGATAAACGTTTCAAATGTTTGACTACAAAGGTGAGAAGTTAAATGACTTTATTGGGACAAATACCAACGAATGAAAAAGCAATTAAGCACAAGATAGGCTGGTGTAGTATTTGTGGTTTTGTCCATGATACTGTTCGCCCATATACAATGGTGGAGCATGGCAAAACTGTAATAAAACCAATATGTGCATCTTGCCGTAAGAATGAAAGAGAACGTGAACGGATGGTACTTTGTGCTTGTTGTGGTTTGGTTAAAGGTGTAAATTTATTCCCCACCACGATAGAACGTTTAACATTTGATGAGGTAAATACTTGTAATTTTATTGTTCCACTTTGTAAGGAATGTAGGGGCAAATCACATTCGGAGATAAGAGAAAAACTTAATTTAGAAGTTTTGACAATCTGTGAAAGCTGCCCAGATAGGTTTCAATGCTACACATCACAACATGAAAAACCCAGTGAAAGCCGAGTGTTTGTGCGTGACCCACTAAGATTTCACAGGAATGAAAAAATAGCAAAAAGGTGGTGGTAATGGAAGAAGAAATTCTGCGAGAAATGGTGGCAATATATCAAAAGTATTTTGTGGTAATAGAACAGGTTGGTTCTATCACCATGTCGCCACAAGATAAGACAAGGTTGGAAGAGTTAAAAGGGTTACTAGGTGATAATTAAAAAATGAAGAGATTATTATTTTTACTTTTGCTGATTTTAACATTACTAAGTGGTTGTGGTATGGCAACGAAGGTTGTGCAAGAGAAGATTGTGAAAGCATGGGGTACAGCACCCTATGACTTAGTTGCATTGAAAGAAATACCGATGTTACAAGGTAGTGCTGGCGGAAATTTCTTAGGGTGGGGTGGTAGCGTTCATGGGGGTATGGGAATAATGTTTGCGATTAAGGTTAATGATGGCAGCATTCGTATGCTTCAAGTACCCATTGAAAGAGTAGTGATTATTTATGCAGATGAACTAGCTCAGTTAATTGAGATAACGTCAAAGCTTCCAGATTATAAAGAAAATATATGTATGGCTGAGTTTTTAGTAAAACATGGTACAAGTTTTGTAATTAGACTGCCAAAAGGAAGTTCATGCGACTTTCTAAGAACAATTAGTAACTAGGAGTAATATATGGAGCATCCATTATTTTGGTTGACAGTTGCTTTAAGCCTTAGCGGTAAAAAATGTGCTGTCTGTGGGCATGAATACAACTCACGTGAAAGCATTGAAGAACATGAGCCAAAAAAGGGTTATGATGATGATGTGGTCGGTGCCGAATGTTGGGATAAGTACATAAAATCAAGAGGAGAGTAATGGAACTAGAGTGCGAAAGTTGTGGAAAAATTGACCACGTACTTGTTGATGGCTACCCCTTTGGGGATAGGTTACTGGAAGGTGTAATGTTTATGGTCAAAGACCAAGATGGCATACCTACAGCACTTGGGGTCACTGCGGAGGCTGTGGAATATTTTAGTGACCTGAATCAGAGCAAGTGGCTTAGAGCTTGTGAAGAATTTTGTGAAAGGCTTGACTTTGCTCAGTGTCCGAAATGTGGTGGGGATGTGGATGTTTGGGGGGTAAGTATAATTACCCCTACTCCAAAGGTTATCCCGATGATGCGTGGCAGTGATTATTTGCTAAGTAGATTAAAACATGGGTAGAAATCTCAGAATTGTCAAGAACATATACAGATTTTTTGTGGGGGATTAAATGGCACACTTTTACGCAGACGTTCAAGGTAATCGTGGTGAAGCTACAAGGATGGGTTCAAAAGATAGCGGTATCAATGGTCACATAAGAGGGTGGTATACGGGTGCCAAGGTTGTATGTCACCACGATGATGATAGTGGTAAGGATATTGTTCGTGTCTACAAGACTGGTGGCAGTAGCGGAAGGAGTAGTCAAGAACTGATTGCTGAGTGGAGTACAGATTTTTACTACCCTGTCAAGAAAATCTGTGAAAATGCCATACATTATAGTGGAGAATGCGAAAACTGCGTGAGCAGGTTCAAATGCTTCACTGAGAGATAATGAAGATAATAGCCGAGGTTTGGATAGTACCAGTTTGTAATGGGTTTGAAACCTCATGGATTTTATTACCCAAAGCATATACGAAAAAATGTTATGCAATATCTGGTGGTAAGGCATATCAGAGAACACACAATAAGAATGCGTTAATTGCCGAACCTGTTAAACTTAGTACCGAGATAGAACTACCAGATTGTGATGCTTGCCAACATAGGTTTAAATGTTACACAAACAGATAAACAGTGTGTGAGGAACGTATGAAAAATCTATTTTATATAGGTAACGATTTTTACGATAAAAGCCAAACTATGATGTCCTCAATCTACGAGATAGACACTAAGGTAAGATGGGATTGGGGCAAGGTCAATATAGAACTCCTTAATGGGGGTAGTGTTACAATCCGCCCCGCTACTGGTGCAGAAATGTTGTGGGCATTAGAGAAATTGAATGGTTAACGGGTGGGAACGGGTGAGAATAGTAAGTTATTATCTAGGTGGTGAAGAACTTGGTGATGGTTATTGTGATGAAGATTGTGACCATTGCCCTATAAGATTTCAGTGTTATACAACTAAAAAAGAGTCAATCTTGATTATGGATAACCCAACGGCAAAGCAATTGCATACAATACAACCTTATTTCTTTACATTAAAAGAATGTAGAATAATGCGGTGTCCCCATTGTCAGAGCATGTTTAAGGTTACATATCACCAATTAGCAAACAACACTAAATTTAGGTGTAAGGTGTGTGGCAGATATAATCAGGGTTCAAGCAAAGAAGATAGATACGGAATTTTAATTGGGGAGTTAAATGCTGATATATAAGGTAGAATATCAACAATATCCTGATGGTACACATATTTGTATAGCCAAAGAGAATGGGGATTGGGTTGCAGATTGTGGTTTAGAAGGTAATAAAGAATGTGAAGATAATGCCAGGTTGATGGTTAAGAAACTAAATTACGCAAGAGAATACCTAAATAGAGAGGTTACATAAAATAATGGCATATTTACATATTGATAATCTATACAAAGACCAGCAAATATTGATGTATAAAGAGTGTTATGCTATGGAAAAAATTCATGGCACATCAGCACATATATCATATAAGACTGACAAAAATATTGGGCTATTTGCTGGTGGCTCAAATTACCAAACGTTTTGCACCTTGTTTGATGAAGAAGATTTAAAGAAACGATTTAAAGATATGGCACTACCAAAAGGTAAGAGTGTTCATGTTTACGGTGAAGCTTATGGTGGTAAATTACAGGGCATGAGGAAGACTTATGGTGATAGTCTCATGTTCATATCTTTTGAAGTTAAAATAGGAGATTTGTGGCTTAGTGTTCCCAAAGCTGAGGCGTTCACCAAAGAGCTTGGTCTTGAGTTTGTGCATTACAAGAAAGTACCATGCACTCTTGAGGCATTAGATGCGGAACGTGATGCTGACTCTGTTCAGGCAATACGGAATGGAGTTGGTGTCGGTCATATGCGAGAGGGAATTGTTATTAGACCATTAGAGGAAGTGACACTAAACAATGGCAGTCGTGTAATTTCAAAACACAAGCGAGATGAATTTAGAGAAACTTCCACACCACGAAAAGTTATCTCACCAGAGAAAATAAAGATGATAGAGGATGCGAAAGCCATCGCTAATGAGTGGGTAACTTACGAGAGGCTGAAGCACGTATTAGATGGGGTTGAAGTTAAAATTGAGAACACAGGTAAAGTAATAGAGTTGATGATAGAAGATGTAATGCGTGAGGCAAAAGGAGAAATTAAGGAGTCTCCTGATGCCAACAAACAGATAGGTCGTTTGACAGCCTTGATGTTCAAGGAACACCTAAAGAATGGATGATAGGTTTATCATTACATATTATGATGTAGATTATCATAGATGTCGCCAAATTTGGCATTGTTGTATTTCTTGTGAGAAGTGTCCATTTAGGTTCAGGTGTTTTACGCAAGGCGAAATATTGAGTATTCCATATAGTGAATATATTGATGAGTGTTCCAGCAAAGGTATAGATTTAATAAAGGGACATTTATTAAGGGGGAATAAATGAAACAGTATAACTTTATGACAGAAGTCCCATCAAAGTCAAACCCGAATAAACACTACACTATCAAAGTAGATGAAAGTGGGCTATTTTCGTGTAGTTGTCCCAGTTGGATATTCAATACACGCAGAAATAGGACTTGTAAGCACATTGATGCTTTGAGGACAGATGGCTTGACGTTAAATGGGGTAGGGCGAATTATTACAGCAGTTGAACATTCTCCTAGCTCCAAAAGCAATGGTCAGTATAACAAGAGACAAGGGCAGAAAATTCCCATATTGTGCAAGAATTATCCAGAACAGTGTGATGGTTGTAAAATGCGATTTGTCTGTTGGACTACACGTGAGGCAGAGCTTGATATAAACCAGTTGCGTGAGGCTGGTATCTATAAGGATAGGTAACAGATTAACTTGACTTTAATCATGGCTTGTGGTATAATAAGATAATGGAAATAGACGCAAATTTATACGTTAAAATCAAATGTAATGATTGTGGTAAAGAGTGGGGCTTTTTCCCTATGCAAGTTATGTTACCACCAGAATGCACTTGTGGTAATAAGAGTAGTGGCAGAGATTGGGAAAATGATGAATTTGGCAATTTTACGCTTGTTAGCAAAGAAATATGGAATTTAAGACGAATATTTCACGATAAAATGATGGAAGATTTGCATAAAAGACACAAATTATAAAGGAGAAACAATGAAATTTCAGATTGTTCAGTTTTGCAAGGGCTGCATTGAAGATGTTATGGACGGTGAGATTGAGTTTACTATTCCCACCATAGTAAATCAGGTTCATATTGGGGAATGTGATAATGTTGATGTTGAGAAGTATAACTCTTTAATTTCTGCAAGGGGCAAGATTGAATTAAAAGGATGGTAAAAGGCAACTTTCAAAAATTGGCTTCAACATTTTTTCGGATCTTGAAATTGGTATCAGAGCAAAATGTCATAGGTGTGATAAAAAAATATAAGCAAGGGGATAGAATGAGAGACCCTAAAAGGATACAAAGGATATTAAAAACGGTGGAAGCCATTTGGACTAAGCACCCCGATTTGAGGTTGTGTCAATTGTTAGGTAATTGTTATCCAGCAGGAGATAATTACTATAGAGAAGATGATAGTTTAGAACAAAAGTTAATTGAGACATATGAATGGATTTATTAAAACTTAGACTAATCAGCACCAAAAAACAGGTTGGGTCTTACTATGAGTATGATATAGCCTCACCTGAAGAAGTACCTGACATTGATACAGTTCTTGTTAAACATGTAGGAGATGGTGAGGCGAACTTGCATCACTTGGATATTATTATTCTATTCAACGATGTACCCGTACCAAACGATTACTGTCAGGCTAAATTTGTTGATGTTGGACCTAACAAAATAAATGCCATCAAAAGAGCAAGGGAAGCAACATATTGGGGGTTAAAAGAAAGTAAAGATTTTGTTGAGTCTTTTCCCAGAGAACTCACAATTAAAGATTTAACCAAAGCTGGATTAAAGGCACTGGTAGATGGGATAAATTTAGCAGGTGGGACTGCTGAACTTAAACTTGGTTCTAATTGTAACACATGTGAAGCAAGATTTCGTTGTTTTACGGAGAGGTAAGGTAAATGGATAGTAGATGTTCTGGATAATATTTGGAACGGCGAGCTTTACAACTTTAATAGTCAGTTGGGCAATGATGTTATGGTTCAACTATGGATCAACTAAATCAAGAGAGCTTATCAAGAAGAGTGGTTTCTGCCCTGAATGTGGTTTACCAACTTTTGTTAAACCAAAGGCAAGTAAGAAAAAGCAACCATTAGGATTTAAAGTATGAAAAAAGAAGATTGCCCAAAATATCCTTGTAAAACTTGTGTAGAACGATTTGTATGTTATACGAATCCTATGCCAGATGTGGAATTTTCTGCAACACGTAAAGCAAAATTAGCAATGATACAATTTAATGTTCCCATTCCCACAATAAGTGTGTATTGTACTAAATGTGGTAAGAAAGCAAAATGTAAAATTAGTATAATTAGTGATAGTTATGGTGAGCAATCTGGTATTAGACAAGTGATATTAAAGGCAACTGTTTTGTGCCCAAAACTTATTCATAATTTACGAACCAAATCTTTAAAATATTATAGGTGGGATACCAGATATTCGTTTAATTGGGATGAGTAAACATGTGTGATTGAAACTGCATTAAACATTAAACAATTGAAAAAACTAGGATATGAGGTAGCAAGATAAAGCAAATGATAGAAACAGTGGCGTGGGTTTTACCAAGACCAAGTAAATCAAAATACATAGGTAGTTTTCCTTTGCACTTTGAGAGGAAACTTCTAAACTTGCTTAGTATGAATGAGCATGATTATAAAATACTTCATCCATTTGGGGGCAAAGCGGAATTCGGTGTACGGTGTGACATAAATCCTGATGTTGAACCTGATTATGTTTGTGATGCACATGATTTGCCGTTTGGTAATGAATTTGATTTAGTAGTGCTTGACCCACCATATAGTAATGATTTATCAGTAGAGTTGTATGGAACAGGTAAACTTCATTTCAAAAAGTATACTGCGGAAGCATCAAGAGTATGTAAGATAGGTGGCTACGTTGTCATGTATCATGTACGTTCTACTCCTAGTATTATTGGGTGTGAATTCGTGAAGCGAATTTTGATAGAGACGAGAGTATGGCATCAAGGAAGGATTGTCCATATCCACCAGAAGGTGAAATGAAACCAGAATGTAAGTTGACAGAGCAAAATGGTAATGTTTTTAATCTCGCTGGACTAGTCATTATAGCTCTTAAAAAGGCTGAATTGACTGATGAAAGGTGTGATGATTGTCATTGTAAATTTAGATGTTACACTGAACGGAAAAAGAGAAAAAGTTGCTACTTAGTTCAGGAATTTCAAACTAGATTACAGCAATGTAAAAGCTATGATGAGGCACTACAACTAATGATGGAATATGTGGAGGTTGGTTGATGAAATACCATATAGGTGAAAGAGTAAAAACAATAGATGGTAAAATAGGAACTATTATTGACCACTACGAGCATAATCCAGATTGGTACGCATTTATACTTCTTGATGGTGAGGGGACAGAGTATAAAGACAGAAAGACATATTTCTCTTGGCAGTTTGAGATACTACCAGTAGAGTTCCAAAAACCAGAGCTTGAGTTAATTAAGAAGCAACTTGAATATGTGTGGTGCGAGGGGAAAGAGTCAGCTAGACCTAATTATGGTTATCACCAGTCGCAAATCATAAATCACGCACTTGCTGAAATAATTACTATTTTAACTCCACCAATGATTGTCGGGGAGGTTGGTTGATGATTGAAAATTGGGTAAAAGAATTAGTTAATGAACACATGGGAAAATCCTCTATGAAAATAGGTGAGGTTATCCAGCATCCCAAAGGTTATCCAGTAAAGGTGGTTGATGGTCAATATTGGGGTACTTATGGTTTATCTAATTTTTGGTCATGGCGTAGAGTGAAACCTGATGGTTCGTTGGGCAGATTAGTAAGTGGTTACGGTTGGTAAGAGGTTTAAATGCACATGATAATAAAAATACTTGTATTTGCAGGAGATGAAGAAGAAGCAGTAGATGAAGCCCACACTGTATTAGAGAACTTATGTGGAGATGATAGACCATTTGATTACTTTAATACTTTTGATGGTGGGTCTGCAACTGAGCGTTGGGGAGAATTACCAGAAGCAGTGAGGGTGTGCGGTGATTTTGGAACAGAAAAGTGTAATGAATGTAATGAACGTTTCCATTGTTATACCACACAGATGAATGCCATGATAAAAGAAGCAATGGAAGACACCAAGCAGTCATTTATTGACAATCTTACTAGGATAAAGGAATACATCACTACACACACTGACGACCAATTATTTGAAGAAAGCTGGTTTAAGTTTCGTTGTAATCAAGTTGGTCAGGATGCTGGACCTTGTGTGTGGCTCTATGACCAAGACGGTGAGGGAATAAGGAATACAGAGCACCTCAACCACGTTTTAAACAAGTGGAATGATGATGGTTTAGCCAAAAAGAACCTTTATGTTGTTCCAGCAGATGTTCATTATTAGCCACAAAAAGACTTGACAATCATTACGGAGTATGTTATAATGGAGAAGATGGAATTACACTTTATATGGGTTGAGAATAAAGAGAAATATCAAACGGGTGAGTCTGTATACCTGAATAGAATTTGTGTTGGTGGTTATGAGTGGAATAGTACCCGTTCAAAAACCGATGCAAACAGAGACGGTAGTAATGATTGGCGTGGATATATTACGTTACCTCAAATTTCCAGAGGAATATATGGTGAAAACCAAGCTGCTGTAAAGGCTGAAGTTGAAAGAATAGTTAAAGGTTGGTTTGGAGAAGCAACTAAAAAGAAGGAGGAATGATATGACCTAATGTGATTAAAAACTTGTGACAAGTAATGTTTAGCCTTGAGGTAATGTCCTCAACGCAAAAAGAATGAGTATTTATAGAATTTGGAATTAGGATTACGCTTTTGAAGCAATGTGCTTCAAAGCAAACTTTATTAGATGTTAGTATTTACTAAACTTGAAAAAGGTTGGGGAAGATGAATAAATTTGTTTAGTTAGACGGGCGGGGCTATGAAATTGAACGAAGAAGTAGGTGAGATTGTGGGTTGACCATTTTGTGGGAACATAGCCCCGCAGACAAACCCTTTATTAGCAAATGGTGGGAGGAACATGTTTAGAAATTTATTTAAGGAGCTATTTAACAGGTGTGCTGTATGTGGTAAACCAGGTAATCCAGATAATGGTGAACTTACAGTACAACATGGCGTTTATATGTGTAGAGAATGTTTTGAACAACCACCCACAAAAGGTGGTGCGAGAATCTCCAAAACAAAACGTGGTTGGAACGAGCTTGTTTCACCTAAAGATTTTGAAAGTTTTATTGGGCAGGAGTCTATAAAATCAGAGTTAAGCACAATTCTCAAAGCGACTAAGAAACATGGAATTCCAGTTCAACATGTATTATTTAGCGGCAGTTTTGGTTTGGGTAAAACAACATTAGCTAATATTTTTGCAAGTATGATTGGTAAATGTAGCTATGTGACTGCTTTGAATATTAAAAACGAACAAGATTTACCCGCAACTCAAGTGGTTGTCGTGGACGAAATACATACAATTAGAGATGAGGAATGGCTATTAACAGTAATGGATAGGGGTGAACAGACCATTCTTGGAGCAACTACCACGGCAGGAAGTTTGAGTGGACCTTTACGTTCTAGGTTTGTTTCTCTAGTTTTAGAACCTTATTCTGTTGAAGAATTACAAGTAATGGTTGGGGGTGCGGCAACAAATTTAAAGTATAACTGTCCCGATTATACAAGTTATGAGGTCGCTAAAAGGGGTAAGACAGTTGCCAGAATCGCTCTCTTTCTTTTTAAAAGAGTATACGATAGGATAATTTTAAATGATGGTAATGTAACCCCTGAAAAATTAGACGAGTGGTTTGAGGGGATGAAGATTGATAAAGATGGTTTAGACAATGCTGATAGAGCATACATTAGATGTCTTTCAGAAAGGGCAATTGGTATTCAGAATTTGTCGGCAATGACAGGTATGGATAAGATTACGATTGAAGAATCCGTAGAACCCTACCTCTTAACTCATGGTTTTGTAAGAAGGACACCAAAAGGTAGAATTTTAGGAGATAGGAAAACAGTAGGAGTGTGGAGTTAGCTAGTGTCAAAAACTTGTTGTTTATACCGCATAGGAGTACGTTGTTCAATGATGCCAAAGATATTGGGTGTAGTTAAACGAAAGTGCATCTATGTAACCAACGTTCCATGCTACAAATGTCATTTACAAATAGAAGAATTTGATGATAGAGATTATTTGGCAGAACACGGTGTAATCAAATGAGTTTTATACTTTTAATGATGGTGGCTTTAATAATAGCAGTGGTTATTGTATGCAAGTAGTTATTAGACTGGGTGGTAATGCTGATTTTAAAAACGGATTTAACTGTCAAGGTCAGGCTAAGGAGTTATGTGATGGGTGCAGATTGAGGTTTGTGTGCCTATCTGAACGAAATGAAATTCGTATCCCCAAAGAAACGGTAAAGAAGTATAAAATAAAAGATTTGAGAAGCATGGCAAAGTATATGTTTGGTGAGGGTAAAATACCCTATGAAATTGAGAAACGTAAATTTACCACACCTTCTGGTGAAGTTGAAACTAGGCTTGTAATGAGGATAAAAGATGGAAGATAAGGAACTATTGGGAAAATGCCACGATGGGGAATGTATTTGTGATGGTTGTAAAAAACGATTTGAATGCTGGACAACAACTAAAGTATTTAGTGACCCTGCTCGCCAAGCATTCTATGAAGCACACCTAGCCGAGGGATTTTCTCATAAAGAAGCATCACAAGCGGTAAAAGAAGTAGTACAACTAGCAATCAAAGATGCGGCAATAAGGGACGCAATGATTCATGGCACACCAGCACATATAAGAGACAACGTGAAACCTTACGATGAATATAAACAATGGAATACACAATGGAAATGTGATTTAGATGATTTTTCAACAGAAATGAAAGATTTTACAAAAGAAATAAAAGATTTGTCAAAATTATTTTAGGAGTATGATAAGTGGAAAAAGCCTATAAAGGTAAATGTGATAATTGTCCACTAATCAATGCAGTTCTAGTCCCATCAGAATTACATGATAAGTCTAAGGTATTATTTTTAGTAGAGGCTCCAGGTTACAATGAGGTACAAGAAGGTAGACCACTGATTGGTGTGGCGGGTAAAGACCTTGACCAAATCGTTGAGTCTTGTGGTGCAAAAAGAGAAGATGGTAATTATATTAATGCCGTAACTTGTAGACCTACGAAAGTAGTTGACGGTAAAACATATAACCGAACACCAACTGATGTTGAAATAAGGTGCTGTAATGACCGTCTATGTGCAGAGGTAGATACCCTA